TGTGGATATATGTAAAAAAATAAGGCTGATACTCGTTATGTCAGCCTTATTTTTTTCTCTATTGTTTAAAGTAGATACATCTTCGGTTCTTCGTATTTATTAAAGTCAGGAGCTGGCTTATCTATTTTCTTGAAGATACGGGTATATTTTTCTTTTATTTTTATATAATTATCGATCCAATCTTCATAAGATTCAGATGATTTAGAAAGCAAAGCTACTTCCTGTAGAAAAGCTTCATTTGCCAATCTTTCTGTTTCTTCCAAGTTGCCTTTTATATAAGAAACACAAGCATCGGAAAGAAAGTCTTTATTATCTATTTTCTTCCAAATACGTTTGACGTTATTAGTCATTCCCCAAACTTTAAAGAAAAGGATGATTTGCAGTATTCCAAATGCAATGATCACTATGCCTGTGAATTGTATTAATCCTTCCATGATTTATTGTTTTGTTTTTGGTAAGCGATCATAAAGCAAATAAAAATTAAAGTCCATGCTATGAAGATGATAATGGATTGGATGTAATATGTCGGATACAAATAATCGGGGCGATTCATGATGATCATTTGGACAAACGAATAAAGGTGGCATAATAGAATTAGTCCTGATCCTATGCTGCCCAATAAAAAAGCTGTTTTCATAAATCTTATTTTTTTTGTTATACGATCAATTCTAAGCATTTTTAAGTTTGGAAGTTGTTAGTATTCTAATTTTTCGTAAGTACCAGATTCCTCACCATTTTCAATTTTGAGTTTATTATTTGATATATTACAGTCCAAATAATATGGTGACTTACCTTTTGGGAATACATCATAGATGTAAATCTTACTATCTTCGACTTTGTATTTGAACGTTTGGAAAGAAATGGGATCTGCATTGCTATAAATTCCAAAAGAGCCTTTGTCATCGTCTCCGAAATTTAAAAACTTATGCGAGCCTTTAATGCCTGTCGACCAATTACCCACGATATTGTTTTCGTTAAGCTCGATCCAGTTATCATCATCTTTACTACAGCTAGTTAAGATCAGAATAGCAAAAAGTGTAAATAAAATGTTTTTCATAATAATAATTTATAAGTTGTTTTGTTTTAGCTTGTTTAGTTGTTTCTTCGATGGCTTTTGGAGTTTTTGAGTAAAAAAGAAAACGCTGATAGCCAAGTTTGCAACTTAATTATCAGCGTTTTCTTTTTCGTCGGGGTAGCGGGATTCGAACCCACGACCCCCTGCTCCCAAAGCAGCATGATAATAAAGGGTATTCAGCTACATATCAGTTAATTATAATGATGTGAGCTAACCATTTCAAAGATAGTTCAAAGAACGCTATTTTGAGGGCTTCATTTTAGCCCTTTCTAACTCATAATTCAAGAGAGCTATCTCTTGATCCTGGGCACTGTTTTTCTGCAATGCTTTCCGAAGCTGTTCCCGGAGGGAAGCGATTAATTTGTCTTTTTCTTCCATACATTTATATATTAAGATAAAACACTATGCAATTACAAGAACTTCACATCTATTCAGAGAAATCATCATCTGATACAAAAATTTCCATCAAAAATAAAGATGGAAAAATACTTTTTGAATGTTGCTATTCCAATGATGTAATCCCAACTTTTAACCCTATTGAACTTCTAAGATTATCCTTAGAAGGAGATATTGATGTTTCATTTCAAATAAAAACAAATATGTCGCAAAAATCAAAATGTGACAATCCTCGGATTAGTTGCGAGCAACCTCGCAATGAAACCAGCCGAATGAATCAATAATATCCAGGTATATGCAGTTCTTTCTTTTGCATCCAAAGCGACTCATTTGGTTTTATAACAAGAATATCAATCGGGAATCCTACATTATCCTTTTTATAGGTAAATCTCATGTGCTGAATAGTCGTACTGATAAGAAAATAGACATATTCAATTGTTTCCTGCAATGAAAGTTCATTATACCTACATCTTTCTATGTTGATATCATAATATAAACCATCTGTTCCCCTATATGCCACATCTTGCGAAAACAGGTCAACAATATCTACTTGCCCATCATAAATACAGCCGTCACGTTCAGAAACATCTTTAATATGGCTTTCTTTATCGTTATTGTCAAATTTAGAAACATATCTTTTCCCGTTTTCATATCCGCATATATGAAATATAACATAATACTCTTTGCCTTTGGCTTGATTGTTGACTATATTCTTTAAATCAATTTCAACTTGAAGTAAAGTTATATTTTCCTCTTTTTTAGACCATATATATTGGTCGATTAAAGAACTTAGAAGAATACCATTAATTATCGCATCACCGCAAGTTGATATTCCAATTTTCTTATTTAACAAGAATAGTTTATTCCCATAATGGCTATGTTTATATAGTTCTTTTCCTTCTTGTGTGAAATTTGTTGTAATACAACTATCGGCACCTATTACAATACCTTCCTGTGTATATGCAGTTACTATTAGAGACATATTTAAACTATTTAATTGTTCAATCAATAATATTTATTCTTTATTATCAGGAGCTTTATTCTTGTTTTGATTATCTAATTTCATTTTTGTTTCCCACTTGGCAATACTTAATTTATTTTGTTCTATTATTCTTTTTCTTTCTTCTTCAATTTCAAGGAATTCATCTATGTGTTTTTGAGGGATGCCGGTCTTATTCGACTCTAAAATTCCCGCTTTTAATTTTGCAAATAAATTATCTCTAGAGAATTCTAAATCAGAAAAATTCTTTTGTATATATTGATTGAAAGGATCGTCTCCATGTATTTGTTTCTGTAAATTGTCGAAATCTGAAATTATACGTTTTAATGCCGACAAACACTTATCTATATTTACTTCAGCAGCGCAACCATATTTACAATAACAATTAAGAGAGTTAACTAAACTTCCATAAGCGAAACTGTAATTGTCAGACGTTGCGTCGTCTTTAAGAATTTTAGCATAAGCTTCTAAGTAAGCTATGCTTCCTTGTATATATAATTCATTCTTTTTGTAGATAATATTTTGAGTTTCATTTATCTTTTGTTGAATCATATTATCTATGTTATCCGTTGTTTCTTTGAGTTCTGTTTTAGTCTTTTCCATCTCCTTTTTAACTTCATCTTTAAATCCTATATAACTAATGATTTGCCATCCAAGCAATATAGTAGTAGACAATGCAAGGATACCGACTAATATGCCTAGCCAATCAGCTTCCATTGGAGTTGTCCTGCAAAATGTAAATCCCGCAGCCATTAGAGCGAAAAATAAGGCAATTGATGATAGCCAAATGGATATTTTATTTTTCATCTTCTCTCACGCTTAAAACCCGCCATTGTGCCATACCTGATTTAATTGTTTGGTTTACATAGTCTTCAACCCATTGCTCGGCGCATTGTTTTAATACTGTACTACTATTTACATCTGCAGAGAAAGGTAATTCGTAAGTAGTATCATTCAATTCAAATTTTACAATATAATCTTTCATAATGTCGTATGTTTTAGTTACACAATCAATCTGCTAGACTTCTAATATTCAGCTTAATTTTGTTTCGATTATGATTCACATATAAGTGAATATACTTTTTCGTATGAATCCAATTTTTCAGTATCAAGCTTCATGCTTAATTTCTCTACTCTTTTTATATAGTATTTTACTACTTTCTTGTATTCAGATTTATAATATTCATTCCTTTCTTTATAATCTAAATTATCTTTATCCCCGAACTCGGATATTGTTTTATTGAATAATTCAATTATACTTTTATGAAATGACTCTTTATAAAGATTGAAAGACTGCTGTTTGTCATCGTCCAAAGCAAATAATTGAGCTTTTAGTAATATGGCATCATCGTTTAGATTTTCTTCTAATTTACCCTTAATTTTGCTAACGTTATTGGTCATCCCCCAAATCTTAAAGAAAAGAATGATTTGTAGTATTCCGAATACAATCATTACTACACCTGTAAATGTAATTATGTCTTCCATGATTTATTGATTTTTTGTTTGTTAGTCGCTTATTCTTAGTATATTAATCGGATTGTTCTTACAAATTCTCAATATCTTCCTGCTTCTCTATCTTGTCAATAGCTTCAGGAAATTCAATGCCATATTTTATATACTTTTTCTTATATTCTTTTTTTAGAGATGAGATTTGCTCTTCAAGAGCTTTCTTTTTACAACCATCAGGATCTGGAATAGAATCGTTATAATACTTCTTGATTCTATAAAACATGTCATTAAATAATAATTCTGCAATTCTATTTTTATCTCCTTTAAGGATTGCTTTTCTTAGCGTCCACTGGTCTGTCCCTCCTATAAATTCACTCCTCAAATCTCTAATATCATTGGTCATACCCCAAATCTTACAAAAGAGAATTATTTGCAATATTCCGAATATTATTGAAATGACTGCTATCAATATCAGTAAGTCTTCCATGTTATTTATTCATTAGTACATTAATTAATCGTTCTTTTTCCTCGAGAAGCTTATCCTTGCCTTCGATAACAGCTTTCAAATGCTTTATTTCTATCATAGCATCTTCAAGTTTATCTTGGCATTCATTAGTTGATATATTACCGTTATTATCTCTACCAACTAAAATATTCTTTGTACCATTTTGCATTACACTAGGTGTTATATCTTCGAAGAATGATGCAGGTGATAAGTTTAAAACAGATGAAATGTGTATAAGTAGTTCTGTATCAATATTTTCTTTTTCAAATATTGAATAAGTATAAGGTCTGCTTTTGTTTATCAACTTTGCAAAGTCTGTTACACTTATATTTCTTTTAGCGACTTCTTCTTTGATTTTGTTACCTATATGCATACGAATATTATTAAATTATCTTAATGGATTACACATTTTGTCTTGTTTTTAATTACAGTGTAATGTTTTTGATTACATTTGCACTATAAAGTTAACGCAAAACATTGATAACGCCAAAATAAAAGGGCAACAAAGTTAACTAAATAGATTATTTACTCTAAAAAAGACAAGATATGAAGAATCTAAATGAAGTAATGCGCATCCTAGGCGGAAGTAAACGTTTTGATTTCGAATACAATGAGAACGGATATTCCTGTATTCTAGTAGTTTCAAGTTACCACTCCGGTGAAGAAGTAAGACTCGACCTTTCTAAACTTGATGACGAAATGCTTGAAGCCTTGCAAGTAGAAGATAAAGATAATGAAGAAATGGAGGATTAAGTCATGAAAGTGAGAATCAAGAATGTAACCGGTTCAACTGGTAACGAATGGCTTCTATGGGAGCTAAAAAAAGAAGCAGGAGTAAAAGAAGGAGATATAGTTGAAGGTAAATTCAATCCTAAAAATAAGGCGGTAGACTTTACTAGGGGTACAACAGAATGTGTCGCTTGGCTCGGAGAAACTTGCGAAGAAGTCAAAGACTAAAATTATAAAGCATGCTGGCTTAGTTTTCGATGCAAACCCTTTGAGAATGTGCCATCTGGGCAACCGGAGAATCTGAAAGAGGTTACGAGATAGAATGAATCTTTAATCATCCGCGCAACAGCGATACGTTGTCCTTGGCAGGCTTGGTCGCCTTCCTGGGAACTAATTACTATAATATAATAATGTATATGGAAAATCAATTAGAAACTATCAAAGCTAATCTGCCTTACGGATACGAAAAGCAGATTGCGAAGGAAGTAGGATGTTCAAAGGGTACAGTGCACAATATCCTCAACAACAAGCCTGCTTCCGCTCGCTCAACCTACAAAGCAAAAGTATTGAATGTCGCTGTAAGAATGGCTAATGAAGCTTTGGAAGTCACCAAAGGAATCTCCAGAGCGGCAGCCGAACTAGAGACTTTGCATCATGGAACTGCAAGCTGATTCTGCTCTAACCAAGCGGGAAAATCAAATAGCGGGACTGGCTGCTTGTGGCTTGGCAAAGAAGGAGATTGCAGACAGATTAGGTACTGCCTACGGAACGGTAAATGTCCTGTTAGATAAGGCCTACAAAAAGACGGGGACCAGCAAATTGAACGAACTTGGTGCTTGGTGGATAAATAGAGTTTTTGCTCTAAATATAGACTTCAAGCAATTACAGAAATCATTAATCGCTCTTTCATTTCTTGGAATTATTGCCTTTCAAATTGCATTTGACTGCAACAACGACCTTAACCGGAGTCGGCGGGCAAGAATACGAAGAAATAGGATTGAAGAAGTATATGAACTCTAATCAATATTAATCAGGCAGCATAGCATAGAGATGCAGATGTGTTTCAGTAATTAAAAGCTCAACACCATTCAAAAGTAAAACAAAGAAACAGCCTAATTAGAGATTATGGAAAATTGCTTCGAAATGATGGTCGCACGATGTATTAAGATCGGAACTGTTCAAACGTTGACGATGTTAGGGCTACTTCCCGAAGTAGTAACTATATCACAAGCGGAAGATATATACGGAAAACGCCTGATTACAGAATGGCGCGAAAAAGCCTGGATTAAGTTTTATCCGGCAAATAATAAGGAAAGAGGAAAATATTATGTGAAGCGGTCAGAACTGGAAACAGCTAGCGCAATGATGGATTTGCATAATAAAGTTCCGGACAATATCATCAAACAATTAATGCAGACAGCTGTATGACACAAGTTAAACAAGGATCTTCCTTATTAAAGGAATTACAGGATAAGATAGGAAAGCAGTTGGATGAAAGAGAAAGCGCTATTAAAAATTACAGTCCTTCTCCCATCAAATGTAGTTCATCAAAAACAGATATCAGAAAAGAACCTACGGCTGAAGATATACTCCTAATGGAAGAGTATAGGCGTGGAGTATATCAAGGAGATTAAATCATTAATAATTAAATAATTATGAGTAATAGTATTCAAATCAAAGTGGAGGAGCTTAACGCACTTCCAGCAACGAAAATTGTCGAAAATGAGAAAGTTGAACAGAAGTTTGTCGGCATGTATAACGCTATTTGGGGCACAGAAATGGGTGAACAGATTTATAACCGCGAGAAGTTTCATTTCAATAAATTATTGACTGAAACGCCAGCTTTACAGGAATGTACAAAACTGTCCCTCTTTGGTTGTTTTCTTGATATGGCGGTGAATGGTCTTTCACTTGACCAATCAGGCAGGCCACAGTGTTATTTAATTCCCCGTAACGTTAAGGTAAAGACTCCTAGCGGTGATATGTGGGAAAAGCGAGCAGGACTTACTGTTTCTGCCTACGGTGAAGTATATATGCGACAACGCGCCGGACAGGTCCGCTATGTAGATAATCCTGTAGTAGTATTTGAAGGTGACAAATTCCGCCCTATTATCGGAGTAAATGGTGCTAAATCTATAGAGTACGAAGGAGCTTTCCCGAGAAAATCAGATAAGCCGGTTGCCGTATTTATCCGCATTGTACGCAATGATGGGTCAGTTGATTATTCTTGGATGATGGAATCTGATTGGAAGCGTCTATCAACCTTTTCTGCAAAGCAAAACAAGGGAACTGCAAACTCCCTGTATACCTCTAACGGTGGATTTATTGATACCGGATTCCTTGAAAACAAAATGATTAAACATGCTTTTGATGCATATCCAAAAGTGCGAACGGGCAATTATACATCTATGGAGACACAACAGGAAGAACCTGTTATTGATTACGGGCTAGTAGATGAAGAAAAGGTTAATGAGCCTGTTCAATCTGTAGCCTCTGCAGATGATACCAAAATACCTTTTGGGGAAGAAAAACAATTAGACGCTCCGGAGCCCGTTCAAGTGGCAGTATCTGACGATGATGCAGACGGAGGCTTCTAGCTATTACTAACCAATTTAAGAAAACGATTATGGCAACAGAATTAATCAAAATAGACGAAGTAAAAAACATTTTTTCATCATTTCCCGAAATTATGGGAAGGAATACTCTCTCCGTAAAAAAATGTAATGAAGCAGGGCAGGCTCTCCTTGATACAATCGAGGGAGAAGGTATGAATGAAACGATAGATCAGGCTGCAGCTGACTTCTTGAAAAAAGTAAATACTACTCTCAAGAATATGGACGAACGTCGCAAGCCCATCACGCAGATATTCGACAAAGTTCGTTCTTTCTTTACTTCACAAGAAAAAGAAATTGATCCTAAGGATTCTTCTACAATCCCCGGAAAGCTTGTAGCAAAGCGCAATGAGTATGCTAAGTTCAAATATGAAGAAGAGCAGAAGAGAAAGAAAGAAGCCGAGCAAAGAGTATTAATCAATAATGAAAAGGTAAGCTATCAACAAGCAATAGAAAATGGACTTCTTTCTTATTTCAGTTCATATCTATCTTCTAAGGTAACCGAGCTGCAGAATATTTTTTCGGGATTGACTTATGTAAACTTTGATAGAGAAGTAATCGGTATAACTGTTTTCCAAACTGATTACCCGAAAGCTCATTTTGATAAATTCACTGCTGAATATGCTACCTATTATATTAATAAGGAGATAAAAGCAGAGATTCGCAAAAATACATTGCTGGGTAAATATGAGCAATACGCTCAACAGTATAAGGCTAAAATTTCAAGTGTTAAACAAGATCTTATCGATCGTATTCCGTCTAAGCGTAAAGAGTTGGCTGAACTGGAACAGCTTCGCTTGGCAAATGCAGAAGAAGCCGCAAAAGCAGAAGAATTGCGCAAACAACGAGAAGCAGAAGAGGCAGCCAAACAATTACAAGAGTTAAAGAGAAAGGAAGAAGCAGATAGGCAGGAGGTTGCAATGAAAACTCAACAAAGCTCAATCGGTAATCTTTTTGCTGGTGCTGCTGCATCTGTTGCACCTCCACCGACAAACGCTAAGGTAAAAGAAAAGATTGTTGTTCTTCATCAGCAAGGATACCTGGAAATATTTCAGATGTGGTGGATAGGCGAGGGGCAGACTCTTCCTTTTGATGAGTTAGAGAAGATCTTTAAAAAGATGACTACATACTGCGAGAAGAAAGCAAACAGTAAAGATCAGACACATATTGAATCACAATTCATCAGCTACGAAGCAGATGTGAAAGCTAAATAGTTATGTCAAATCCCGATTCATACTATTCACGTTCGGAAGTCAGTAATTCAGATCTGACAGAGCTTAAAAACTATCTTTATCCCCGTGTTCAATACGGGGATAAAGAAAAGGCTTTCAAGTTCGGTACTCTCGTAGATGCTCTTATCACAGAGAATGACCGTGTCCGGTATGACAAGCTGATGGTAGACGATTACTTGTATACGACAGAAGAATTTGAGCTAGGGCTTGAAATGCGTAAGGCGCTCCGGAAAGAGGCAGAGAAAGATCAATTCCTGACTGTCGTGTTGGCGCAATCTGATACACAGAAGTTCATGGTAAATAAGCAGCAGGAGTTCTATTATGGAAATTTTGCCTACCATCTTGATACACGATGTAAATGGGATTGGTGGTTGTCTGCTTACAATTTTGGAGGTGATTTAAAAACGACTTTTGCAGAGTCACAGGCGCAATTTGATGAAGCTATCGACTTTTTCGACTGGGACCGTTCCCGTGCCTGGTATATGGATATTGCAGGGAGCAATAGAGATTTCATCTACGCAATCTCAAAAAAGAACTGTAAAATCTTCAAGCATTTTATCACCGACCGTAACCACCCTACGTATATCAAGGGGAAAGAGAAATACGAAGACCTTGCTTTTAAATGGTGGCAACTAATGGTTTAAATATATTTTAAGTGAAAACAATATGAACTTACTAATCACTCCAAAAGAACAAATTTTGGCTGAATTACAAAATATTGATTCTTTTCTCAATATCACAATGAGCGAAAATGCTGAAGAAGCCGTACAGCGTGGCAATGACCTGGCTGTATATGTTGCTCGCTCCGGCAAACTGCTTGCAGACTCGAAATACTGGCTTAATGAGACAATGAAGTCCGAGGTCATGCAAACACTCGTTGATACAGCTAAAAATGCGAAAGCGACAGCAACAGCGATAAATGCCCTAATTAGTTCTTTATGCCGGGAGGAGCGATATCTCGTCGATTGGTGCGAACGTTGTAACCGGACAGCAACACATCAATTATCATGGTGTGTAACTGTGATAAGTAAAGCAAAAGAGGAAATGAAAATGGCCGGAATGCATAACAACAAAAAGTAATTATTATGAAAATTTTAAGAAAAATTACAATCGGACTGGCCGTTGTCGGCCTGTTTACAGCATTATCTTTTTCTCAAAGAGAAGATGCAACATCAAGAGAAATAACTACGGCTGCCGTCATGGGAGTTGTATCAACATTTAGTATTATCACTTTATCAACCAAAGAAGATTATGGAACAAGCAAAAAATGAGATTAAAAAGGCGGTCGTTAAGAAAGACCGGCTGAATGTTGTGTATAATGAACGCTTCTCTGAAGCAAACTACACGAATGTAATTAACAAGAGCTGCGATCAGATCATTCACAGCGATTTAAGGGAGGCGTTTATTCGGCTTAGATTGCATCTCGTCGTATTGTGTGAACAGCCAGAGGCTTCTAATATCAACAAGGATAGCTTTTCTTCTCCGGGCTATGCAGAGACACTAGAAAATTATATCATTACAGGTTATGCAAATGACAGCGTCGATGGTGTTTCTGGAATTACTATCATGGGGTCTAAACTTCTTCAGTCCGGTAAAGTTGTTGATCTAAAAATCTTCGTCCCTCTTCTTGATGAACAATACCCTTACTATGAGGAATTAAGTATTGACGCTGCCGCTTGTGATGCGGAAGTTGAAAGTTATCTGTTTGAAGAAAAATGGGGAGTCAGACAGGAACGACTGGATTTCGAAACAGATGAACCGGAAGAAGCCGTCGTAATTGAAGAAGAAAAGCCGAAAGGGAGGGGGCGCAAGAAGCGCTTAGAAACTCCTGCACCTCTTGACGCAACCGCATAAATCACTCTTGGGGGATTAATCTCCCCCATTAAACAACACTCTAAATCATGAATATTGAATTAAAAGGAGATAATTTCGAATTATCATTCAACTATAAGATTTCTATTATAGAACGGGTTCGGCAGATTCCCGGAAGACGTTTTGACGGTGCTAGAAAAGTTTGGATAGTACCTACACGGAGTAGAGTTGATCTTGAAAGAATGATTTATCAGATACAGCAGTTTGAAAATATAAATTGGGTGAGCGGAACTACAAAGAAAGAGGAAGATATTGCTTATGATGTTCCGGAACTTCCAGATCTAACAATTCCGCATAGCTTAAAAATTCAGCCTTATCCCTATCAACTCAAAGGTATTGCCCGGGGATTGGAGCTAAAGCGCTTCATGAACTGCGATGAACCAGGACTCGGAAAGACATTACAAAGTATTGCTACCATCAATCTAGCGAACGCTTTTCCCTGTCTTGTCATTTGCCCATCATCATTGAAAATCAACTGGCAACGGGAATGGGAGAAGTTTACGGATAAAAAAGCAATGGTACTCACAGATAAAGTACGTGATACATGGACCTTCTTTTATCAAACAGGAATGCATCAAGTCTTTATCGTAAACTATGAATCACTAAAGAAATACTTCGTACAACGCATAAAGAAAGCCGAAGGCTGGACGCTGCGCGATGTGGAATTTAGAAACTCAATCAATTTATTCAAGTCTGTTATCATTGATGAAAGCCATCGCTGTAAGTCTGCATCTACTCAACAGGCAAAGTTTTGCAAGGGTATTTGTACAGGTAAAGAATGGGTGATAGAGCTTACAGGAACACCGGTAGTAAATCGGCCTAAAGATTTGATTCCACAGCTGGCAATTCTAAACCGTATGGATGATTTCGGTGGCTACAAACCATTTGTTAACCGGTACTGCTCCGGACAAAGAGAAGCATCGAATTTGAAAGAATTGAACTTCAATTTATGGAAATATTGTATGTTTCGTCGTGAAAAGTCTCTCGTCCTTACAGATCTTCCAGATAAGATACGCCAGGTAAATACATGTGAAATTACTAATCGTAAGGAGTATATGGATGCAGAGCGTGATCTTATTATGTATCTACAGAAATATAAGGATGCCGACGATGAAAAGATTGAAAAGGCTCTGCGAGGGGAAGTCATGGTACGTATCAATATTCTACGGCAGATCTCCGCACGTGGAAAAGTACGCGATGTTATTGAATTTGTGAAAGACTTCCGAGAGAATGGAAAGAAGATAATTCTCTTTTGTTCGCTTCATGAAGTTGTAGATCAACTGAAACGTTACTTTCCCACTGCTGTATCTGTTACCGGTAGAGATTCGCAGGATGAGAAGCAAAGAGCGGTTGATGCCTTTCAGAACAATCCAAAAGCGGATATAATCATTTGCTCGATAAAAGCGGCTGGAGTTGGTTTAACGCTTACTGCATCAAGTAATGTCGCTTTTGTTGAATTCCCTTGGACGTATGCTGATTGTTGTCAGTGCGAAGACCGGGCACACCGTATCGGGCAAAAAGACTCTGTTACCTGTTACTACTTCCTTGGCCGGCGCACTATTGACGAAAAGGTCTATCGCATAATTCAAGAGAAGAAAAACATTGCTAATGCTGTAACTGGTTCTACCGAGGATATTGAAGAAAATATCGTCGATATGGTTGCACGTATCTTTGATACTGATTATGATGATGAATAATTTAAGTCTGCAAAGATATGAATCTAATCAGGCTGAACTGGTGACCAAATGATTTCTCCATTGATATATCTGAAGTGTATTGAGGAACGGTTTGCAACCTTCTCTCCTGAAAAAGAAAATTCTTTATGAAAATTCTCACTTTCATGGTTAATGGTAATAACCAATGTATCATTTGTCGTGACTTTCTCTGTATTGATTTTATAAGATACAGATGTTTCAAGTCTACTTGAAGGGCGGATTGTTCTATTACGATATATTGTTGACATATATTTGTTTTTTGCAAATATAATAATAATAAACTAATAAGCCTTGGGCGGCTTTATAAAACCCAGTATTAGAAAGTATGAATAAACTTGGAATTTTGGCGGCTATCGTATTTGTCGCAATTCTTGTGGGATGTTTTGTTACCATCCCTTATTATAACGTTTGGCAGCAAGAAATGTCTGGAAAGGCTGAATTCGCTAAAGCAGAACAAAACCGTAAAATAAAGATTGAAGAAGCTAAAGCTAATCTGGAAGCTGAAAAACTGAATGCCCAAGCTGAAATCGAACGTGCCAAAGGTGCTGCCGAAGCGATTAAAATTGAAAATGGAAGTATTACTCCTGCATATATCCAATATTTGTGGGTACGTCAACAAAGCAATCTGAATGATAAAACTGTGATATACATACCAACGGAAACAAACCTTCCTGTTTTGGAAGCGTCGAGAAATAAATAATAAATCTGCTATGCGGTAGATTCTTGTTTACCGCATAGTTCAAATCAATTTAGATATGAATAGAATCCAATTGCATAAGTCCATTCAGCACGTTACAACCGCTAATGGCAAATTGAGTGATAAGACAATAAAGTTAATCAATAAAATGGCAAAGAAAGCGTATGGAAGTAAATGATATAATGCAGCATATCGATGAATTGCTGCAAAACTACTCAAATAAAGAGTGTGCGGAGATTTTAAAAGAGGTAGTAAGTGAATGTCAGTCACGCATTGAGAATTGTGATGAAGGTGTTTACACTAATTCATAACAGAATAGAATTGAATGAAACGTCCACAGAGTAATGGATTATTCGAAGTTGCAGGAGGTCAAGAGAAAGAACGTGGCTTCTGCTGCATGAAACTGATAACTTTCCTCTCTGCTAATAATGTAACAGATTGGGATGAATGGCATGGAGCGCATCTTTCTGCTATGTCAGGGAGATGTCCCTATGCTTCGCAGTGCCCAATTCATGAGAGAACGATAGCAGTAGTAGGTAGAAGACCAATACAATTTAGCTTATTTTGAATAATGACTAAAGAAAAGTGCATTTTATGTGGAAGAGAAACGGTATCGGTTATTAAAACTGGTACCGACTTTATGTGTTATAATTGCTATGCAGATCAGCGTAATCCTCCACGTTCAAAAGAAGTACATAATAACGAGGAAGCTCGCATACAAACAGAGTTTTTTAAACTTATTCCTCTATATTTCCCTAATATACCTGACAAACTTATATTTGCCGTTCCGAACGGTGGAAGCCGTCATATACGTGAAGCTGCTAACCTGAAACGTCAAGGAGTAAAGCCTGGTGTTTCTGATGTGATCGTACTTATTCCCAAAAAGGGCTTTGCTTCTCTCTGTATAGAGTTTAAAACGAAGGTGGGGAAACAATCAGAATATCAAAAAGAGTTTCAAAAACAGGTTGAAAGTTGCCGTAATAAGTACGTGATAGTCCGAAGCGCATCACAGGCAATCGAAGAATTACGAAAATATCTTTCTTAATAGAATTGAAATTTGTAATACTGAAATTCCACAGATTGAAATAGCTTTTATATGATAGGGGAGAGGGCGTCTATTTTTTATATCCTTGCTCTAAAATTACAAGTATGACATTTGAAGAAGCAGTGTTGGACGGTTAGGAAAAAACTATTTATAATTAAAAACGAGTATCTGTGGTGAGCAAACTCTGACCTCTTTTGTTCTTAATGAAAAGATTCAGAGTTATGAAAAAGCAAATAGAGATACATAAGATAGATATATCTAGCGTTCTGCCGCTTAGATTTGCAGACGAAGGTATAAAGGCCGGTTTTTCTTCACCGGCACAAGATTATTTGGAACAAGCTATTGACTTGAACAAAGAGCTTATAAAACACCCAGCATCGACTTTTTACGGTCGTGTGGTGGGAGATTCTATGAGAGATGAAGGAATATAAAATTGTTCCATTTAATATATCCCTTTTAATAATTGATAGTCTAATATTTCTTTTTAGATTTGAAAATGTAGTGACGTATTTGCACCTCCCTGAGGTAACAAATGTCATCTTCAAACTGTTATTTAAATTCACTTATTGGCTAAAATCCCTCTATACAATCAGAATAGCCTCCATAATTTTTACTAATAAGGATTTTAATGTATATACCACTCCATTGTCCATCTTTACATGGGTTAAAACCATGTTTTATTTTATTTACAAATTAATTTAACACCCACTCAATTGGCCTCTATAAACAATAGATGTGACGTAGTAGCCTGAGAGAACAAAGCCATTAAAACAAAGATAGGGGAGGGTAGTAAAATATACTCACTACACACTTTTATTATTTAACACAAAGATAATGAATATATTAATGTTATTGATAAAAAATTCAATTACACGAAATAGCGATTAGCGTTTTCTAAGTTAAACTAAAAAGACATCTAATAAAACGATATATAATTATTAATCTCCGTTAGATATCTTTCGACAATTTCATCTTCATTTACATTCCCACCCTCCATCAAACTCAATAATACAGATTCGTATATTTCATTCTTGAGCTGTTCAACATCAAGTTTATCTTCTAAATCCTCAATAATCGACTCAGCCGTTATTTCATAATTTTCTTCCATTGCAATATCCATGGCTCTATAGTCTAGCACCGTTTTATATATCTTTTTTGATATCATCTTTGCTTTCTCTTCAATATTATTATCAGGAGATTCTTTGATTGATAAAATATATTTGCTTGATGAGTAATCAGCCTCTGGACTGCAGTCATAAAAAGATACTTTCAAATCAAATAGTATTTTAAAGAAAGGATTGCTATCTATCAAGTCATTTCTACTGATCCAACCTTTTAAAACCCCTTCATATAAAAGTAGCCAATTCTCATCAGTTAGCGATTTTTCCGTAAACGAATGGGCTAAATTCTCTATTTCTGACTTCAGCAAGGAGGTTGGACTGAACTCCGGTCTACTATTTACTATATCTAATAAAAGTAAAGAGGATATTGCATTTTCCATTTTCAATATTAATACACTATCATGTTCAGTTATTGGCAGATCGAACCTTTTGCACAACCAAAGAGCCCAAGATACTTCCAAATCTTGTTTTAGTGGAATATGATCTCGAAAAATACAATCTACAATACGGGCTAGCTTCTTTTTTGAATCATCCTTTAATAAATATGAATATGAATCTAATATTTTGTAAGCGATATTCAAGATACTTGGATCAAGCATTATAGTTTTAAAAAGAAGATTCTCAAATGTTTTCCATTCCTGGCTCTCTATCTTTACCCTTAATGGATTTTTTGGATCAAAAACTCGTAATCCATATCGAAATATTTGTCCGATTTTTCTCGGATTCTTTTCTGCAAACTTCCAAATCAAACTAAAATATATTCTGAGATTTGTATCTGTTATTTTATTTAGATTAAATTTGGATAAATCTATGGCAAATTGATCTTCAAACTCAAAAGGAAATTCTCTGATCTGTATTTTTTCTTCATTTATTGATAATCCAAATTTGTCTAGCAATCCTTGCATAAATTTCAATAAATCTTCTGCTTTTGATAAAGTATCAACATAAAAATAATAGTCGTCAAAATAACGGCACCCTACTATGCTATTATCATATATTTTAATACAGCTATCTATCCTAGAACAAATTAATTCCGAAATAATAAATGAAATATCAGTACCAATAGGAATACCTATCGTCTGGTTACCTTGACAATTTCTAATGTATTTATCAATTTTATCAGCCTTATCATAAATCACACAGTCCCTATCTCCACTATCAACTTTAGAAGCTATTTCTCTTTTAGATAAATTGTAAATACTTTTAGCCTTTTCTTTCCCTAATAAAGCCCATGGGACAGAATGAGTATAAATACTAGGGTAGAATCTCGAAATATCTAATATTATCTCAACTTTTTTATCAAATGAAGCTTCCAAACATTTTTCTCTAAAATCAGAAACGCCCTTACATGATGTTGAGAAACTTCTCCTAGATAATTCTTTATGATACAAAGGTCTAGATTGTGAGAAAGGCGATGCATCTATAACGTGATCTATTTCATCCCAGGTATCAACTACTTGCTCAACTAATTTCATATAGTGTAATGGGTTGGGGATACCGATATATCTTCTTGACAATTTACCTTTGGTTATAGAATACCTACAAGGGAAAGATGATGGATATTTTTTTGTATCTATTTTATCCATTTCCCGCTTAATCATAGCATATTTTGTACCAAAACTAAACGTATTAAATGGTTGTGGTAACTCTTTCGGGAAATATCCTCGTAACAAAATATCTTCTACTGTTGGTTTCATATATAGTGAATAATGGAATCCCCTTTGGCATCATGCGCCAAAAGGTTAATCTAAACCTTAATCCGATTACGAATTACACAATGAAAAGGGATCCATATTTTAAATATAATTAATTGACGGGGCTAAAGTACAAATTAATTATATACAAACAAACTCTTTTGTTTAAAATAATTGTATTCAATGCAAACATACTACTTTTCTCTTATTATGTACATGCCGAACTTTATTCTCAACTCAACAGTAACACCTATGTAACCCTTCTAGGGAGTTTGATTGTGTGCTGTTGATAGGGAGGGTTACAAAACAAAGAGATAGCTATTCGGCTACCTCTTCTTTATTACTTTCTAATTTTAGACGAAACTCTCGGAGCTGGTCAATAGCTGTATTGAACGTAGGGTTCTCCCAGTTTTTGGAAATTATTTGTATCATGGTACTTAAAAATGCGCCACAATCAACAATACGAGCGGCTTTATCTAATTGAAATTCTTCGCTCGGATAAGCCTTATTCTTTAATATATCTTGTGCCCAAGTAAGAATTTCCTGAACAGACTCATGGTCGTATTTATGTTCTTCTTCCATTACTTTATATTTTTAGGCAAAAGTAGAGAAAGTTATTCAAAAATAAAAGCCCCGACTACACTTAGTCGAGGCTCATTCCTTTTGGAGTAAATAGCGTATTATCTCTCAAACTCAAAATCTAGCAATTTTTCTCAGCAGGGAGATGATACAACAGACATCCACGTCTATTCACAAATATACTATTATTCTTTTAACTTGAATACTATTCTGTCAATTATTAGAAAAAATGAAGATTAATGATTCTAGTATTTTATAGAAGGTATAAAGAAATAGTTTGGTTACTTCTACTATTTTTTTCTAGTTTCATCTTTGACTTTATCCCATTCTCGCTTAAACATATTCTGGCATTCATTCACAAGAACCTCATATCTAATATTTTGATAACTCACATCGAATGAAACAATTGAAAAGGTATTTATTATATCATCTAAAATGGAAATAATTTCGGCATCCTCCTTCGGATTCAATTTCATTTTTAATAGAATTGACTTTTCAACTATCTCTCTTTTACTTAAGCCTGTTTTAAACTCATCTTTTATAGTATCTGAAATTATCTTGTTTTTATTAAATTCTATAGTCATGGCTTCTATTTCTTCCTCAGTAACGAGATCAATGAGTTCTTGAGTTATTACCATTGAAGATTCATTAATTATCTTATTACTATTTAAGAGATAAAAAATTACTGATGACAATAATACAGAAAACTCATTACGAACATCTTGAATCCACTTTATCCGCTCTGAAGTTATAACATTAATGTATTGTGATGTCTTTAGATTCTTCCTTGTATACAATTGAGCGACAAATGCTGCAATAACGCCTGAAGAAAGTAATAATAACAATGTTTCCATAATTAATTTATTTTTTTGACAAATATACTATTTTTCAACTATCTTATACACTATTCCCCCAATTATTATTAAGACTATGATACCTATATACACTTTATCTTTATGCATGTCCCACCAAGAAAGCTCTATCATCTTCTCCTTCTGATTCAAAACAGCATTGACCTTATTACTAATAGTATCCAACTGGTTTGAAAGCTGCTGTAATGTTATAGATAATGTTTCATCAACTTCCGTCCGTTCCTGATCCTGCTTGGTTGCAGTAGTGATACTTTCTTTCACCGGATATTGTTTCCCTGTTGAATCAGGTGGTGAAAGATAAACAATCGTATTCTCTATCTTCAAATCGCTTAATCGGTCATTCACAATCTTCGTTTGCTTGCTTAGACCTAAACGCAATTCTTCCATTACTTTTAGGAGATACTGAAATTCACCGGAATAGTCAACCCGCTTCTGTATATCAATATTGCGAGAAGTCTTGCAGGATGACAACCATATTCCCGACATCAGGAACATGGTTATATAAATCAAGGCTTTCATAATTCCAGGTATTTGGCAATTCCCTCGACGTGTATCCGTGCAACCGCATCCTTCCCCCGTGGAGATAATAAGAACTCCACATCTTCCTTATTGTCCTGAAAGAAGTTCTCTGTGAGCACTGCCGGGCAATTTGTATCCCGACAGATGGCAAGGTTTTGTTGCCAATACAGTTGCCCAGGCGTCTGCTTGCGAATGGGAACTGGAACACACTCTGCTGCTTGGCTCAGGCAGTCAGCCAACTTCTTGCTGTTACTTGACGCATTGTTCGATACAAATACGCTCCATCCTTTTGCTTTCATCCAACTAGCACCGGAGCCGGCTGCATTACAATGAATAGAAATAAGGATAGCTTTCTTCCCGGTTTCTTTATAGATAACATTAGCTCGTCGACATCGCTCGGACAATGGAACATCTGTGTCCTCTTTAACGATGCGCTCGGCATCAATTCCCAACTTACGCAATCCGACTACTACCATATCGGCAATCTCACGTGAATAAGCCCATTCCATCAGCCGACCATCCGGCGAACGTTTGCCAGGAGTATTTTCCCCATGCCCGTTGTCAATTAGTACTTTCATTTTGCACCTCCTTTTTGTAAGTAGTTCGTTAAATAGGGGATGTTCTTTATAAACTCAACACTTAATACATAGTGCAAGAAAGCTACTACCTTATGGCCATTGCTAGAGTTGGGTAGAATTTCTTTGATATTCCTTAGAATGTTCACCCCGTAGAAATAGAAAACGCTATACGTAATAAATGAAACACATTGTAGCGCACCTTCCGGATTTCCTTTGTGTTCACCAATAAAGTAGATGCAGCTAACCAAGGCAAAGAAAATAGTTGCTTCTACGATACACCTCCAAGCCTTTTTAAAAGAAAAACTCTCATGATTGATAAGGAGTGCAGTAAGTAGCCCGCAAATGAAATTGAGGGCAAATACAGCAATAAGACTTTTGATCTCCCCAGAAATAGGATTGAGATAAGCAGCTATGCCGGTAACCAATCCAATAAGTAAGTTTTTGAAATAATCCATATCATTTTTATCTAAAATATTAATACTTTATTTTAATACCTCGCTACAATCATCAATAGCTGTCTGAAATACTTGTTTCACTTCGCCAAAGGTTAGCCCGTGATCCTCATGTAGAGAAAAGCCGGTTACTCCATTTCGCGAAGTATTGAAGAAACCTACTGTGGCTTCATCCTTAATAATCTCGGCAGTAATATCTTTGATAGCCTCGGTACCACGGGTTGACATTCTGTACTTAATCCTGATAGCGTCCGTAACCTTAGTTGTGGCAGTACTGTTAGTTGATGTAATGTTCATTCTTTACCTCCTCCTTCAATTAGTTCATTAATTTGCCCGAAAGCACCTGCCGTAAAGACATCTGCACAAATCTCCTTTAAGAGAGTAGCGTCTTCTGTTGTAATCTCAAGTATTCCTCGGTTATTTATGATTTGTTGGAGCATATTGTAGGCACGTAGTTTTTTTGCCATATCCATACCTGATTGAGGATTCATACCGGCAGCATAAAGCGCTTCCGAAACCATATCACGAAGAAACTGCTTCTGTTCCTTGCCATTGACTATTTTAATGGCTTCCTTACCTCTAAAATCTATTAAAGGTTTGTTTAAATTTAATTTCATAATCATTAATATTAAGCGATTGATACTAATAGTCCTTTTCTGAATTTCATATTACTACCAAAATCGAAATCAATACCTTGGTAATAGTTAATTCCACCATTTCCATCCCTAGATGTAATACAGCCGAAATTATCAGCCAGGCATAGTTCACTTGATAATGTTCCTTTCACATAAACACCTCCATCAAAGAAGCCTGCATACGTTGTATTTGCTAGTGGATAGCTTCTGTCTGATGCATTTAGATTTCTGGAGGCATAAATACAAGCTCCACCAAAATTAGAACCAATAGCAGCAACCCCAAAACGTCCATCTGTTTCTGCATTGAAAGTGACATTGACAACTCCTTCTTTTGATGTTCCAGAGCCTAGTTTTAGACTTCGTGATGTTCCTCCAAAATATCCTGAACGCGTCCATACAAGACGTCCATTTTCGATAGTAAAACCACCTATGAACCCGGAATCAGCGTCTATCCTGCGAACCTTTATCAAATCAGTATTCAAATATCCACCTACAACAATGGTAGTACCAAGTTTTGCATATTCAACTGCATCCTCAAATGCCAATTTACCCAATCCGTCTCGATCAATCTTGGAGTTAATCATTGTCTGCAGATCACTATGCAGTGCGGTGATTGTAACAGCACCTTCCAAATTAATTTTAGATGAGTGAATCGTAGTCTCTCCGGCCGCCTGGTTGATATAAGATATAAGCGTATTACCGTTTTCCAGTTCTTTAGAAGCATATATCTTATTACCGTCAGCTGTAGTAATCCAACCGGCGGTATCTATCCTTTGCGTTAAGCTATCGACCCGCGTAACTTGTGCAGAGATTTGAGTATTGAGCACTTTCAGATCAGCGGTACATTCATCTGAATAGCTTTTCAGTTTGTCTTGTATGGCTTTGTTTGCTCCTTCAACGGCTGTATTGAAACTAGCTAAAGCAGAGTTGAATAGAGTAAACTTATCATCTACATTCTTTTTTTCCTCAATAGTCGTTTGTCCATCTGCAATAGCTGTATTTATTGCAGCAATAAGATTGTCAATTGCACCTGACAAAGAAACCTTGGCATTAAGTAAATCTGTTTTAGCAGAGCCTTCCAGATAAGCGTTCACATATAGTTTGCTATATGTAGCTTCAACAGCAGATTTCGTATTTCCGACTGTATTTAAGTATTTCTCAATCGCTTTAGCTTCCGCCTCGTCTATAATGCCATCCGCAAATGCGCCATCTACATAGTCATGCAAGCCTTCAACTGATGTTGCAGCATCCTGCGCAGCCTTAGCAGCATCCGCAGCATCCTCTAAAGCCTGCATTGCCTGTTTCAGTGCTTCATCCGAATAATCCTTTAGCTTGTCCTGTATAGCCTTATTAGCGGCTTCAACAGCAGTATTAAAATCAGCATAGGCAGAATTGAAAAGAGTGAATTTATTATCCACGTCTTTCTTTTCTTCAGATGTTGTAAATCCGTCGAAAATTGCGGCATTGATAGTATTAATCAGGCTTTCAATACTCCCCATTAAGCTAACTTTAGCATTGAGCAAACCAATCTTTGCAGGACCGGATAAATAAACATTTGTGTAGAGTTTATTGTAAGTTGCTTCGATAGCTTGTTTGGTATTGTTGACAGTATTGATATACTTTTCAATAGCTTTTGCTTCTGCTTCGTCTATAATTCCGTCAGCGAAGGCTCCATCTACATAATTATGAAGTCCTTCCACTGAATCAGCAGCATCCTTGGCCGCTTTAGCTGCATCCTTTATTTCCTGATGAGCAGCTTCCCATTCAGACAGATTTTCCAATCCGGAAGAACCTGCTTTTATTTGAATGTTACCGCCGATCTCACTTTTTACTAGATCGAAATATGTATCACCATCCGGAGAAAGGATTCTTTCTGTTGTTACGCGGCCCGGCAGAATTTCAGTAAATCCGTATAGCTGAACAAAACTTCTACTACCTTCATACTCGCTGTTAAGCACTCCGGTGAGTAAATGATAATATCCAGCTATCTGTTCCATTTTAATAGCTGTTTCACTCAAGAGGAATGTTCCGGCTTGATTCTCCTTGCCAACTTTAGCATATAGATAATACTTCTTGTCCGGGTCAATGAGTACCGGAGAATCATAGTTAGCCATGTCCCAGTACTTGTATTCATCTGCCTTATGAGAAGAAGAAAGAGAACTAATACCGAGTGTCAAATGCTGAAGGATTCCTGCCGGAGCGTTCAGTATCTTTGTACTTGTATTGAAAGTAATATTATGAGCTACTTGAACCGGATTCGTTTTTGAATTGACAAAACGAAATTGCAAGCTTTCGTCTCCGACAAGCAGTTGCATGGTTGAAACGGTTATCGGATTGACGGAGCCGGAGAAGTTCAACAGTGCATCTTCAAGCATAGACATCGTTTCCTTTGCGTCACGGAAACGACGTTTAGTGAATTGTAAAGCGTCCTTATGCTTCTCAATAACTGTCACCTCGTTAGTTTCTATCTTGTTCAGATCACTTGACACAGACGTACCTATCGATTCGTTAGACAATTCAATTTCGGGTGAATACGGATTATTCACAAAACGTTTGATTCCAATCATCCGGATAAGAGAACCTTCCGGATGAAACTGTGTATCAGAGAAGTTTACATATCCACCTAGCACAATCTTTCCGCCTATCTCCAACCAGCGTTTTTTAGCCCAAATACCGTCCAATGTCCCGGTAAATATGAATGCTTTATCTTCATGTTCATAGAGGTATTTAGCAGCTTCCTTGAAAGCTTCCCAGCTCGCACCCGTTTGTGTGCTATCGTTACAGATATAAGCCTTCGGCAATTGCATTCCGAACACTGCGTATGTATCACCAACCTTCGGTCGCCAGACTTCCGGCTCCGGCATAGTAATACCATCAATTTCCTGCGGAACAATTTCAAATCGACGTGCCTCTTTCTTGTCTTTCGCTTCATGGATATACTTTACTTCGAACTCCTTGCCTGTAAGCATACCAGTCTGGAAAATAACCGTCATTGTTTCTCCTGCTATGAGACAATCTTCGAAATTCAACTCTTCAGGAATGTCTTTATCTACAAAGTCAAAGAAGTTATTCTCCTTGTTCACTTCAATAACAGAACTAACAGTACCAACACGGGAAGGATAAATAGCTGTACAGTCCAGACTATCTTCCTTTGCTGTTGTAAGTTTTTTATCAGCACGCATGACACAAGTTCCATCCGCATCTGTCTTATACGTTCTCCCTTCGTAAACAAGAGTCTTATTCTTTGGAAGTAACAGGTATTTAGATCCGTATGTAGAATAATCAATATTGCGATCTGTCGTTTCTACCAAAATTATTTCGGGTGGTATATCCCCAGAAGTCCTACCAATACCGACCTTGAAGCCGTGGCCTTTACCATACGACAGTTTCAAAGGGTTCTCCTTGTTATACTCAACTTTACGCAGATGGATAGTCTTAATTTGTTTTCCTTCAACCGTTTCTTCAGTGATCTGCCATTCTGTCTCATATAGTTCTGCAAGCTGGTTGAGAGCATCAAGAATATAGGTGTGATTGTAATTAATTACTTTCTCTGTTCCTTCGATGTAATTACCGACTTTCCAGCCGATTCCCCGACGATTCAAGTTTTCAACGAGTAATTGCAAATGTTCATGTGCTTTTGCCGTATACGCGAATTTGATGCTATTCTCTGCGGTATGACGAACTTTCCACATCATTGCATCAGCTTTAGACGTTTCAAGGATAAGTGTATATTCGAAGTTACGTTCACCGTTCTTCTTGAAATTGCTATCCTTCTTCAAAGAATAACGCTTCCCGTAGAAGTCACACCAGGAGCCAACCGGAATTTCAATATACCCCGGATGAGAAAAATACAAAGTGAGTGTATCTTCTCCCATGATAGCTTCATAAGAGTAGCTTTCATCCTTTACTTCGATTTTTATTTCCTTATCACTATTATATAAACTTATCATGTCCTTAGAATTATATCCTAAAATATAAACATCAAATAGAAATGTATTGAATAATAGGCATAAAAGTAAGGAAATGATAGACGAATCATTGATAAAATAATATATTACACGCAACATCAACGGCATTGTCACGAAATAAATCAAAATGAAAAATATTTAAAAGAAATCACTCAAAATGTAGTTTAATTCACCTAAGTTCTCTCGGAACAAATTGTGCGTTAAAAGATTTTTCCAATGTTACGACACAGAACCTCGGACAGAATGGTTACTGTAAGTTTCCAAATGGACTGTTAATCCAATGGGGAAAAGTTTCAGGTTCTTCAGTTGTTAGCTACACCATAACTATGTCTACATCATTTTTTGATAAAAGTTATAAGATATTTGCAACAGTTTACAAGCCTTCATCTGACAGTGGTGTTTATTCCGCATCACCTATTGATGATTCAACTAAAACAGTTAGCCGATTTTGTATTAATAGAAATTACGCCTCTGGAGGGAGTACTGGATTATCACAAGAAACTTTTGATTGGCTTGCTATTGGGCGTTGGAAATTATGAAATAAATTATAACATTGAAATAAGAATGTATAACTTTAGTAGAAAATTGGTAGTCTTTTTTATAATCTTTTTTGCGCAAAGTTCTCTCGGAACTAAGGCTGCTCAAATTAAAGAGCAAAACTTAGGACAAAACGGTTATCGAAAATATGAAGATGGATTATTGATTCAATGGGGATATATGTCTCCAAACTCAATGAACAGTACTACAGGTGAACAATATGTATTTTTGTCTACATCATTCTACAATGATACTTACACAGTAATTACTACGGTTATAAGTAGCTATACATCTCCTATTGTAAAAGAGATAGTCAGGAAATATACTTCTTATTTTATTACTAAATCAATTCAATATGGATCAATAGCTGGGGAAAGTTATGGTTGGTTTGCAATAGGTAGATGGAAACTTTAAAAATAAGAATTATGAAGTATTGGAAACAAGGATTCTATGACGAACCTATAGACGGTTCCGTAGAAATTACGGAAGAGCATTATCAGGAGTTGTTAGCTGGGCAGTCGGCTGGATTAATAATCGCTGAAAGCAAACAAGGCTATCCGATCTTAGTTGTGTACGAAGCTACTATCGAAGAAACCAGAGCGCAAAAACTTGATGAATTACGATTGTTCGATTCATCCCAAACAGTGAATCAGTTCAGTATAAACGGAGTATTGGGATGGCTAAACAAGTCTACACGCGTCGGGCTTATGAACTCAATCAATATTGAGAAAGAAGCCGGACGATCTGAAACAAGTATCTGGATTGGTGATACAAAGTTTGTCTTATCAATCGAAAGAGCTATTGACATATTACAACAGCTAGAATTGTATGCCCTTGCGTGCTATGATACGACACAAAGGCATACGAAAGCTATTCAACAGCTAGAGACAAAAGAAGAAATTGAAGCATACAATTTCAAGACTGGTTACCCGGGAAAGCTAAGTTTCACCGGATAACCGACCGTATAATCATAGTTTTCAATTTCCTCAATTGTCTGCAATGATTTGACTGCTGCGATGTGAGATTGTGTCACATTGTAGCAGTTTAATGCATACATTTCAATCTCATTCAGCATTGATAAAGCGTCAGAAATTGGAATGATATACTTTATAGCATCATACCACAACACGGTATCTGATTTACCAGCATTTTTTTCAATCGAAATTGAGTTAAATAATCCAACACGCGTGGATTTGTCTAACCACATACTTTCCCCTTCAATTTTAAAAGAATTGACATCGGTCGATTTGTCAAATATCTGTATTTCAGATATTTTCATTTTTCGCACTTCTTCGATGTCGTACTCATATTCTACCAATATTGGGTAGCAATTCTTGCTTTCAACTATAATCAACCCGGCTGATTGCCCTGCTAATAACTCTTGATAATACTCTTCTGTTATTTCTACTGAACCGTCTACCGGTTCGTCATAGAATCCTTGTTTCCAATACTTCATAATTCTTATTTTTAAAGTTTCCATCTACCTATTGCAAACCAACTAAATTCTGCAGAAGATGTGTTATTTGAACTACCCATAGAATAAGTATTTATATAATTAAAACTACCTACTTTGTTGGCTGTATAATTTGCAATCCAACTCGAATTATCTACTACATTTCCTTTTGCAGGACCTATACATAATGAATAATAGGAGTTGTAGAATGAAACTGGGAAATAAATAGTTCCTTGATAACTTCCTCCTGAAGTCTTTTTTCCCCATTGTATCAATAGCCCATTTGAATATTTTACATATCCATTTTGTGCTTTTTCATTCCATAGATTTTGTGATTCTAATTGTATAGCATTAGTCCCGAGAGAACTTTGCCAAATTACAAGCAATAAAAGTAATACCAATTTTCTACTAAATCTATCCATAATCAAATTTATGTTATAATATTTCTATTTCCAACGACCTATAGCTATCCAAAAGAATTTCCAAGAAGTAGGATATACTACATTACCACTTGTATATGTCATACCGCCTTTGAAATAAGTAGTAGCTTTAGTGTTAATATAAGGGCATAAAACGACGGATTCAGCAGTAACGGCATATTCTGCACACATTGATATTGAATAGTAAGTGTTAAAAAAAGACGTAGAAAAAAAATAATTAGTAGCCCCTGAATACCCACCACCATATCCCCACTGAATCAATAGACCATCTGGTAGCTTATAATATCCATTTTGTCCAAGGTCCTTTGTCGTAACATTGGAAAAATCTTTTAACGCACAATTTGTCCCGAGAGAACTTAGTAAAGTTTTCTCCGCATCCGTCATGAATTTTCTTGTAGTACTTTCTTCAATCATTGATGCTGGATGAGAAGCCGGATGAGAGTAATTATTAGCTTCGGAGGCTATTCCATTAAGTTTTGTACGTTCTGCATCCGTCATAAAACGATGAGTCGAATCTTCTTCAACGTCTGTCGCTGTATGTTTATGAGAACTTGCAGCATAACTACCCTTGGGTTGGTATACTGAATCATGGTTGTGATTTCCTGCCGCTTTACTATTCCAAGTTGACTTTTCCGAATCTGTGACAAAACGATGTGTAGAATCGTCCGTAATGTCAGTTGCTGCATGTTTATGAGAAGACGGTGCATAGCTACCTTTAGGTTGATATACTGAATCGTGATTATGGTTTCCCGCAGCTTTACTGTTCCAGGTCTCTTTTTCCGTGTCAGTAACAAAGCGGTGAGTACCATCAGGAGTTATATCCGTTGCTCCGTGTTTATGCGAACTCGCTGCATAACTTCCTGCTGGCTGATAGACCCCTGTATGAGTATGATTCGACGGAGACGCACCAACTTCGGAAGCTGTATAGGATGGTTTACTTGCAGCCTTCGCCCATGCAGGTACATCGCTTGCTGGCATCGAAGTTGGAAAATCACTTATTTCAGACTTCTTGTGAGTATGCGCTTTCGGTACACGTGTGTCACTTAACCGGGCATCATTTCCCTCGCATACGGTTCCTTCTGCACTACCAAAATTCTTATTAAAGGCAGAGTTTTTAGTGAATGCAGGTTCGTATGTACCTGCATGATTGTGATTAGATGGAGATGCACCTACTTCGCTTGCTGTATAGGCTGGCTTAGAAGCTGCTTTCGCCCATGCAGGTACATCGCTTGCCGGCATCGAGGTTGGGAAGTCGCTAATATCCGCTTTCTTATGCGTGTGAGCTAACGGAGTTCTTGCATTGCTTAACCGGGCGTCGTTACCCTCGCACACGGTCCCAGCACTAGTCCCAAAATTCTTATTAAAGGCTGTAAGTTTAGTGATTATCAGTTCATATCTGCTATCATGGTTGTGTGTATCCAGAGCTGCTTTCAATGCCTTTCCCTGTTCGGCAGAAAGGACTTTATTAGTCCCTCCACTTGTCAGATTATTAACAATATCAGAAATATTAAGTTTCTTTCCCAGCTCTGTTGCCATCGTCGTAGCAAAGTTAGGATCATTGTTAAGTGCGTTCGCTAACTCAATAAGTGTATCGAGAGCATCCGGAGCACCGGCAACAAGCGCATCGACTGCAGCTTTCACTTTTGCGTCAACTCCTGAAACCGCATTGTTAGCCGCCAATGCAGCAGCGTTCGCATCGTCAGTCGCTTTTTTTGCTAATCCTGTCTGTGTTACAGATGCATTTTTAGCCGCATTTGCTTCATCTGTCGCTTTCTTCGCTAAGGCGGTTTGAGCTTCTGATTCAGCTTTGGCAGCATTGGCCCCTGCAGCCGCAGTAGTTGCAGCATCTTTAGCTGCATTAACACTACCAGCCGCAGTATTAGCCGCATCTGTAGCTTTCTTTGCAAGAGCCGTCTGCTCAACAGATGCATTTTTAGCTGCATTCGCATCATCTGTTAATTGCTTGACAAGAGCAATCTGTCCGGTGGCTTCTTCTGTTGCTTGCGTCATTTCCTGCACAATACCGGCATACTCTGACTTGCGTTGAGACTCTGCTTCGACACGCTCCGTTTCAGCGTTTATACGCTTAGACTCATTTGATCCGCGAGTACCTTCCGCAGTTTTACGCTCATCTTCATTCTGCTTTCTCTTGTCTTCTTCTGACGAACGGGAAGTTTCAGCCGTAGCGCGGGAAGTTTCAGCAGCCTTTCTCTTGTTTTCTTCTGATACCCGGCCTGTCTCCGCTGACTTGCGGGCTGCTTCGGCAGATACACGTTCGGATTCGACGGTAACACGGTTAGATTCGGCAGCCACACGTGAGGTTTCATTTGTTCCTCTTGTGGCTTCATCCGCCTTTCTCTTATCCTCGGCAGAAACACGGGTAGATTCAGCGGAAGAACGACCACTCTCCGCAGTTTTTCGTTTGTCTTCTTCCTTCACACGTTCCGATTCAGCAGAAGAACGACCTGTTTCAGCGGTCTTACGTGCATCTTCATTGCTTTTACGTGTTTGTTCATCCGAGACACGTTTATTTTCTGTATCAACACGTCCGGATTCAGCAATTACCCGTTTACCTTCAGCAGTTACGCGGGCCGCTTCTTCCGACTTACGCGCATCTTCATTTTGCTTTCTTATATTCTCGGCAGAGGAACGTCCGGTTTCAGCCGTAACGCGTTCTGTTTCGGAAGTCTTTCTTTTATCTTCTTCGGACACACGGGAAGTTTCGGCAGATTTACGTGCTGATTCGGAAGCTACTCTCTCGGCTTCTGCTGTTCCTCTTCCTGTTTCGGAATCTTTTCTAACCTGCTCGTTAGCTTCTCGTGTACCTTCAGCGGTAGCACGTTTCTTTTCTGCATTATCCCGTGCAGTTTCCGCAGTAGATCGTCCTGTTTCAGCGGTCTTACGTGCATTCTCATTAGTGATACGCACTGATTCAGCAGCTTCCCGGGCTTGCTCTTCACGGGAACGATTCGTTTCGGCTGTCTGCCTGGATTGTTCGGAAGCATTACGACGGGATTCGGCTGTTTCACGGGCTGATTCATTGCTTTCAACAGTTGCTTCTAATTGCCGCATATCGGTAGTAGCTGTTTTTGCATCACTCGTAGCCTTGAGCATATTATCCAAGGCAGTCTGAATCTTCTCTAAACCAAATTTAAGGCTAGTCTTAACTCCGTTGATTACTCGGTAGCCGATAGTGAAGAAGCCTTTCATGTCGCTGGCTTCGTTCAGTTCTGATATTTTTTTCTTTTTTAATGGCATAGCAAATCAATTTAAATCTATATAAAACTCTCCGTCCTCTGTTATGATAAATTCGCCCGCTTCGGATGAAAGCAAGAACTCCGTTTCTCCGATCCGGAAGCTGGTAAATACGAGTTTCAAAGTGAACTCCCACCATACACCGTTATTTAGCATGAAATCATTCGTCTGACAACTCTTATAATAGCAGGGATAGCTTTCACTCCATTCATCACAATAAAATATACGTTCTGCATCGGAATACTCATATCCTTCATTATCTGTCTTAGCAGACAGTTTTGTGAGATCATAGAGTAGGGCATCGCGATTACGCCAGAATGCTTCAATTGTCCCGGTCCGCATCAGGCATTTGAGAGATACTTCTTTGGTTTGGAATTTCACAACTTCACCATCGTAGATTGCTCCGTCTTGACGCTTGAAATTCTGTAATAGGTTCTTTTTTACCGTCGGAGCCTTTAGTATTTCAGCATTGCTACCTTGCAATACGACTACGCCATAATCGGATAAGTCTTTGTTATCAATCTCGTAACCTTTAGGCATTGGAAGCTCATTTACGGGCTTCTGGTATTCGTAATCGACTTCTCGGGGGAAGTCGTTACTAAAAATAAATTTAGCAACTTCAAGGCCCGGATTAATAACATAGCTGCTTTGGGAAGACAGACGTAACTTATAACTCCTGTCGATTAAGGGAAAGTAAAATTCATGATAACTCAAGTCAGAAAGTATATCAATCAGTCCACCAATACCCAAACTGCCTATATATGCAAACTCAATGCTTACTTCAGCCGTATCCAATGTAGGACTAGAAAGATCAAATTCCTGTCCGTCTTCTTCCGGCCAATCATTCTTGTCCGGTTCCTTCATGGTTGGAAATACTACCAGGTTATTATAACTTCCCTTTGTAATACATATACCCAAACTGATATAAGCATCTATTCCGTCTATGTAGAATTGTCCTGTCATCGTTTCAATGTTATACCTTTAGTGTTTAACGTGTCTATTCCCAGCTTTACAGACTCTATGGCTTTTTCAATCGCTTCAAGCCGTGCTGTATGGCTGCTTATATCAGATAGATAAGTGATAACAATATCATTGTATTTCATTATTTCTCCCATATATTTATCCAAATTTGAAAGATATGCGAGTTTTTCCGCTATTTTATCCGAATTAGACTGGAGATGCTTTACACCTTCATTAATTGAATATGTATGAGAGATCATAACAGCAAAGCTACCGTCTAGCTTATCTGCAGAGTCTTGCGACATAGAAGCAAATCCTTTCTTTGATGCCTCACGTTCATCGTCGTTATCATTCCAGCCGAACATTTCTGCCATTGCATCTCGTTTTGCTTTCATTTCATTAGAGAGCTGTTGTCCTTCTGCCTTCAGTGCATTATACTCATCTTCAGTCATACCGTCATCCATAGCATTGTTAAGTTTTTCTCTCCAAGCCATTAAGCTATCCATGAATTCTTCTTTAAGCATAGAATTTACGATAGCATTCTTCATGTATTCCTCGAAGTTATCAGCAAAGTCTGCAGAATCGGCGTCCATATCATTAAGTAAGTCCTGAAAGTCTGAACGAAGAGAACTGTAATCAAGAAGCGTGGTATCAGCTATTTGTTGTTCCAATACCTCTGCCACTTGTCCGACACCATTTGCGATTTGATCGGCAAATTTCTGTGTGTCTGAATCAAGTTGAGACCAGAAGATACCGGCATGTTCCTGAAGTTCCGCAAGTTGTTCATCGGTCAAATCAAATAGGCCAGTCATACGACCACCCATTTTCTTCTTAAATTCCTTTACGGACATGTCTAATGCCTCTGCTGCTTGTTTCCAGCCCTCATCTGACATATCTTCAACCTCGCTGTACCCTTTTGAGTGAGACTTTCCAGAAGCACCAGAATTTAGATACTGCCGACCTAATACTTTTGCATTCTCACTTTGCAATTTAATATTAGCGATGGCTGCTTCATATACTGCGTTTGCAGTATCTCCTGTAAGAGTTTCTGCTAGTTCTAACTGTTTCTCAATTACCCGATCAAGAATGTTGATGTAGGATTCATATGCTTCTTTTGCCTTTTCATATTTCTCGGTCGTATCATCCTTAGTGAACATACTGAAAATCTTCGTCGCTACCTGTATTACTGCACTAATAACAGCAAGAATAACAGATGCCTTCTCAACTGTACTGATAGCGTTAGCCGATGTATCTGCTGCCATTTCAACACCACTCATAGCAGTCAATGCAAAGGTCCCTATTTCACCAATCAATGAGATAATTTCACCAGCCGGTCCACCGATTGATTTTCCAACATCAGTTAATGCGTCTGATAATTCATCTAACTGTGCTTTTACATCTTTCTCTGCTTTCTTTACCTTAGCATCCTTCTGTACCACCTTATCTTTCGCCTCATTGTATCTCGAAGTCTTTTCTTTTACTTTATCCAAAGCCTGTGCCTCGGTCAGATAAGCTTTTGTGGAATCAATTTTACCAGTCTTTTCGTTGAATTTTGAGGACTTGACACCATTTTCAATCTTAGCACCACCTTTTACAGCTTCTTGAGTCTGTTTAGCATTTTCTAATTCAATTTGCGCATTAGCTAACTCTTCCTCTGCTTCTGCTAGTTCTTTCTTCTTGTCAGATAATGATTGAAACGGGTTACGTGAATCCAATTCATCCATAATTGATTGAATAGTACTAGTATATTCGCGAAGCTGGTCCGGAGAAAGAACTTTGGCAGCCGTACTCTTTGCATTCTCTAATTGAGTCAGCAGAGAATTAAGAGTTTCAGAAGACGTTTCTTTCAGATTTTCAAATGCACGAACATACTCCGGAGACTCTTTCAACTTATCGTAATCCAGGCCCATCAATTCCATTCCCTTGTTTTTTGTCGCCTGGGCTATGGAACGATCAATCTGTTCTACTTGATCTGTATCTCCATTCTTTACTGCTTGTTTTCGTTGTTCTTGCAGGGTAGCAATATCTTCATTGAACTTTCTCTCAATTGCAAGACGTTGATCTGTATAATCCTGATACTGATTCAACAGTTCGGATAAATCATCTCCACGATTATATTTAGTATTTGTAACTTCCTTTGCTTTTTGAGTATCATTATCAATTTCGGCAAATCTTTTAATTATCGGCTCTGACTTGACATATTTTTCTGCATTGAAGATTTTATCTTTATTTTCAGGATTAGCATCAAAGGCGGAACGAGCATCTTCAATCACTTTTAACTTTTTGTTTTCAGCTTCGCGATCGATAGCCTGTAATTCTAGTTTATGATTGAGCTCCCTTTGTTTTAGAACCTTTTCACTGCTCTCTTTAAGCTTATTTATTTCAAGCTGCTCTAGTTGGTTTGCAGAGTCTTCTTTCATACGCTGTTGCTCTCTATTCTGCTTATCTAGCAGGAGTTTATATTTCTCCTGTTCTTCACGCAGCTTTTTCGCTTGGTCATCCTTCTTGGAAGATGAATCATAGACTTTCAATTCTTTTTCGGCTTCTTTCAACTTCTTGGCGTTTTCTTTATAGGATTTCACCACAGCAGAATCTATTCCTTTGAAGTTCCCTGCGTCCATCAACTTCCTTTGAGACGAAGCGATTGAATCTAGTGCTTTCGTCGCATCTTCTTTTTGCTTTGTCCAAAAGGCTTTATCTGTTTTAGTCTCTACCTTTTTGCTAATCCCACTGCCTTGTAAAGACTTTATTTCCTTTTCTTTGGTGGAAAGCTGACCTTTTTTTGCTTTAAGTAACCATGCGTTTGGAGACCAGCCGTTATTTTCTTCTTGTTCCTTATCTACGAGTGATTGAAGCTCCGAAATTTCAGCTTTTAATGTATCGATATTACTTTGAAGGGAGATTATTTTTAACTCTTTAGGCTTTGATTTCTCTTCTGCTTCTTTTTGAATACTAAGAATTTCATCAACACGTTTTTGGGCAATTTTTAGTTCTTCTTCTGCTATTCTCTTTTCCTCTTGAATTTTTTGAATAACGGCGGCCTTTTGTCCACTAGGAGATTCAGCCTGTTCTTTGCTTGTTTTGTCAAGACGTGAATTTATGGAATTAAGTTTATTTTGGGCTAATACAAGATTGGTCTTTGCCCCAATTCTTTCTCTTCTATTTATTTCATTATTAATTTGTTTATTCAAAGAGAGATGATCCATAAGTTTTAATGTCTCAATATCCATATTGGAGAAGACGGTTGGCATTAGAGCTTGAAGTTGCTTATATGCTTTAACTTTGTCATATTGTGTTGAATTTTCATCCTGAACAATAGAAACTAGGCTATTTGTTTTATTTTTCAACTCGTCCAATTGTTGAGTTTGTTCCTCTACAACTTTATTATATCTCTTTTGTACCCTTTCTGCTTCAGTTTCAGCGGTAGCACACTTATAAACGGCATATCCAAGTCCAGCAAAAGCAGCTGCAGCTAATACATAAGGATTAGTTAACATTGCAGCAGCATTTTTTAGTTGTGCAATAGTTTGAGCTTTGAGAGCTTTTGTCAATAAGATTCGAGAAGATGTATTCTTTGCAATCATTGTTGCCTCAATAGCGTACAAGCCTTTCTTTAGGACTAAATCTGCGGCTTCAATAGCACGCTGTTTATTAACAAGCGCTGTCACTGTTACATAAGTTTGTTTAGCAGTACTTACAGCCAGAATACTTCCTTTATATCCAGCAAGAGCCGTCGTAACGACAACGATCAAAGCTCCTATATTTTTTAATGCTTCTTGAGCGCTTCCATCGGCAAAGGCTTCATTCATTGATTGTGCCGCACTGGATATCTCTTTCAAAATTTCCTGTCCTAACGGGCGAAGGGCTGCTGTTATATTATTACTAAGAAGCTTCATTTGATTCTCGGTTGATGAAGACATTTCTTTGAAAGCAGCTTCTGCTGCACCTGTTGCATTTTTCATTTGATCCAGATCGGACGCAGCACCTACTGCATTCTGTCCGGTTATCATTAGGGCGGCTTGTAAAGCTTCGTCAGTACCTAATAACTCTTTCATTTTTGTGGTACTTCCATTTGCTTCGTTATAGATGAGCTGTAATGCTTCTTGGAAAGAACGTCCGGAAAAGGCTGCATCACCTAAATGGTTAGCCGTTCCCATAATTGCCGCACGTATTTTAGTCATAGCTTCGGCTGTCGGAACTCCTTGTTTAGTTATTGATACGACAGCTGCTAGCACGTCTTCGATATCAATGCCAAAGGACGAGGCAATAGGAGCAGCTTGAGCAATACTCTTTCCAAGTTCTCCCATTGTAGTCTTACCAAGCTTGGCTGTGGTAAATAACATATCAGAAACAGATTCTGCTTCGGAAGCTCCTTTTTTATACGCATTAAGAATTGTAGTGATAGCATCTGCCGAAGTAGCCGTTTCTGTAACGCCACCGATAGCAGCCTTAGCAGATACTTTTAGAATATTCATAGCATCCGCTCCATCATGTCCTGCAGATACAATCTGATATAGTGCTTTAGCTGATTCTACGGCTCCAACTGGAACCTCTCTAGTCATATCGATAACACTATTCATGAAATCGGTAAGACTGCCTTTTATTCCGCTTGAAAGTGTTGCAACTTCTTTCATGCTTTGCTGGAACTGCTTTTCGAAGTTATATGCTTCTTTGGCTGCTTGAGTAAAAGCGATCCCCGCACTAATGCCAATCCCTCCGAATACATCAAAAGCGGTAATTTCACCGGCCATTGCCTTTATGATTCCCATCGCTTCTTGACGCCCGGAATATAGCCCTGAATTATCTATACCTGTAGCGAAATATAACGCACCATCTTTATTCTGAATACCCATATAGCATTTATTCTTAAAATATAAAGAGGAGGTAAAATTTGGCTATTTCGAGAAGAATAAGCATCTTTGCAGTGTTCTAAGACCAAGGAACAGTTTTTATAAATGCTTTGGGGAGTTGATAAGCCTAGAAATACAATATAAGGCTATCAATTCCCTTTGCTACATAGTCCCAAAGCATTTGAAAGATTATGTTCCTTGGTCGGAATAAAAGGGGAGAGATAGCCTTTTTCTATAATATATAAATCACTATTCATTAGCGCCATGACCAAGGAAAATGAAAACGTATCCATAGCGAATAAAAGTAGCTATACGGAAGAAGAGATTAAAGCTGCCTACGAGAAAGGGAAGAGTGAAGGAAGAATTGAAGGGATGCTCGCTTATCAGAAAAGATTGATTGAGAATCTACAGCGGGATAATGCATCTCTCAATCAGAAGCTTCAGGAGATTAAAAAATAATCCCCCATATCTTCACAGATACAAGGGACCAGAAAACATACTCTAAACCAATTTAATAAAAAAACAGTTAACCTAATATATAAACACAATGGCAAATTACCTTATCGTTTGACCTTTCCAGCAATATCGTTATATTTCTTTATCCTAACTGTCTTACTAGGGTCATCAAAAGACGGAAGTTCTACCCACTCATAATCTCGTCCTTCAACATTTCCGTCTTCGTCAGTCATCTTATTACGCTGTCTCATCACAAATGAGTACTCCTGAAGTAATATCTCTATTAATCCATAGCTACTATCCAACGTTTGATTAAACGTTAATCCTAGAGCTTCCTTTGCAATAACTAAGAATCTGCTTTGGTTATATCCTTCCAGCTTTGCAGATTCTTCCGAGCGGCTATTATCTCCGTCTCTCGTAGCGGGCTCACGTTCCGAAGCATCGTGATAGAGGTACAAAAAGGGTGATACCCTATGCGATATATGATTGCATTGAATAATATGCGTATATCCTCCCATGTCGTATTGTCAATGAGGGCGTTTTTAAACCATGCCGGCGGATCACTTGGCTTGTTATGAATACCTAGGCAAACGACATCGAGAAGCAGTCCTCCATATTTATTCATCAATTCTGGAAAATCAGCATTCAGCTCACCATCTTTAACAATCATTTTATCAATATCTTCTTTTTCAATTTCAAGGAGAAGTGGACGAATTCTAAACCATGTCCGGACAGTGATAGGCTTTATTACAATACAATCACCGGGATCCTTTCCTTTCGGAATAGAATCTCGGTTAGTAAAATCAAATGGAATCTTGACAGGCTGCTCCGTTACGGATTCCGATTCTTGCTGAAATAAGTTCTTTATACTCATAATTTCCTCAAGGAGCCTAGCCCGTTGTACTTCCAGGCAATACATTCAGTTATTCGCGACTAACTTTCAATACTTTCGGCTCCATTCTTCAAAAGTTTGCTCCTGCAGGCGGATTCGAACCGCCGGTATCTACATAACCAATGTAGCGCTTTTACCAACTAAGCTATACAGGAATCCAATTAGTTATTTCTTAGCTGCACTTGGAGCAGCTTCTCCGCCTTCGACATTCGCAGCATTCGCTGGGGCTTCTCCGCCTCCGGCAATAGTAACTACTTCGCGCATGAAAGCGGTCTGTCTCTTACCTTCTGCAGTAATAGCAGACTGCATATATACACGAACAAGTAACAACTCTGCCTGCTCTGATCCCGGAGCCTGTGAAATCTTTGAGGCAATTTTACCATTGACGATGGTATAAACCACTTTCTTTCCGTCTTTAGGCAATGTCTCGCACTGAAACGTTTTTGAAATAGAGGGAGTGTTAATAGGCTTTTTCCAAATGTTTTTTCCTCCTGTTGTATCTACTTCACCGCCTGCCAGTTCTTTAAGGACTTCATTGGATGGAGTAGGGATGGAGAACTCAACATAATCTGTCGTATCTTTCACCAGCTCAACATAAAGGGGTTCTTCACTACCTTCTACTTCAATCTTCACTTCCTTGGGATCTGCAAAGTTAAATGCAACACTTCCTTTTGTCGGAAGAGGAAAATCTTTGAGGTCCGCTCCTGGAACACCGTCACCGACTGTTCCGAATTTAATTTTACCTACGCCCATAGCGATAGGCCTTACTTCTCCTGTCATAATTATTGATCTATTAAAATTTCTAATCTAATATTTGTACAAGCAAAGCCCTCTTTCAAGTCCGGCATTGGAACACTCCAGAGAACTGTCACTTCTTTACATGTACCGTCATTGCTATTGATTGAATCAAGCGATTTCCTTACCTTACGCCTAAGTTCCTTCATGCGCTGACGTCGGGGCATGCCGTTTTCATTCAAGGGGACAAAGATATTGACGTTAACAGGTACTTTATTAATGAAGTCGAGCTCATTCAATTGCAGGTGATTGATAACGATATGTTCATTAGTAACACCCGATTCCGATGCATCTTTGTAAATCATAACATTAGTTTTTGCAGTAATCACAGCATCGTAGACTATATCTACAGCGTCGAATTCATCCATAATCAAATCTTTCTAAAAACAGATTTCAATGTATCTCTTAGATATTTCTCACATTGCGTATTAGCTCCTGAAACTACTTCATACCCTTTAGCTTCTACGGCTGCCGCGTATTCCATTCCTGCAACACCAACCAACACGTAACCACCGGAATGAGACAGAGATACTTCTTCTGCAAGCCTACGCCCTTTATACTTACCGGTTGTCTTATCAGTTCCTTTTTCACTTTCGGTAAAGTTCTCTGCAACCACTTCTCCGTTTTTCGCAATTATATATCCAATAGAGCTTCGAAGGTTACCTGTCTGGTCTTTATATGAACCACTCCGACGAGCCACTTCGATAAACTTTTCACCTCCAGCTTGCAGGAAAACAAGCATCTTATCTTCTGCCTTACTTTGAAAATGGTCGAACCAGCGTTCCATTTCATCAAAGGTGAATAGGGGAGTCATGCCGTTTTTCATACGTTGATAATTGAATGTGATTGATAAGGTTCCCAACAGATAATCGGTACGTCAATACCTTTGGAAGCGACTTTCAAACGCAAAAACTTACTACCTGATTGAGGCTGAATTTTGGTATAGAAATAACCATGCACTTGCGCTTCATCACCAGCCGAATTACGTTTATAGACAACAGTACCATCACTTACAGGATCATAACGTCCAGGAACGGATATTTCAATCGGTTTTCCAGGAACCCATTCACCGTTTACTGTCTTTCCGTTAACGTCGATAGTGACTATCGCTGTATGTGGATATCGTTTTACCATCTGTTCCCTGCCCTTCCCTTGATAATGATTCGTTTCCCAAGCTTACCAGCCTTCTCCGGCTCCCCATTCTCTATATACAACTGCTTTGCAGTCTGGATATAGAAAGAACGGGGATGAGTGATAGAAAGCTTGTTTTCACTGAAATCCGGTGAGTTTACCATCATGGCATAAGTATCAGCGACACAAAGACCGACTTGCTTCATGCTTTCAGCAGTACATTCTGCTTCGGAGTTGATACCCCGCTTAACGAAGACTACCTTATCCAAGAAGCCTTCCATATCCTCAATGGAGGGATATTCCAGTATTGTTTCTCTGATTGTTGCCATAATAGATGATTAATAACCCTCTTCGTCTGTTTTTTCAGTATCTTCACCTTCCGTCCATGCCTGGCCATCAGTTTTCATGATGTACATTGCATCAGGGTCATTGATTACTGGAATTGCGTTAGCTTCCGCTTTAGTCCACTCTTTGAACGGTTCCAGTTCAGACCACTTGCTGATAAAAACAAAGTCTTTTTTCAGCGTGGAAGCTTTCTTCTTGTACTCGACAGAGTGTTCTGCTGCAATAGGTCCATGCTGAACGTCGCCACACTGCAAATCTTCCAAGAAACAAATATTGGCAGCTTCCCATGGATTTACTGTAGTACGTTGATGAGCGGCATTCTCAATACGAACGGATGGACTTACAAGAACGATCTGAACACCTTCCGTATTCTCTTGGGCAGCAAGATACTCATTGATAACTTTCTTGGAGATAGTCAGCTTTTCTTTCTGATTAATCCAGCCCCTAACCTTTTCGATAACAGCCTTCTGTTTCTTCAATAGAGCAAATCTATCTTTGCGCATCACTACATATTTGATAGTAACACCTTCGGCAGAAGCGGCAACTACGGTATCTTCAATATCCTGCAAGCCGTCGGCCGTTGTAGACTTAGACCAATCCACAGCAGCAACTTTCTTGTTTTCATTAGGCATACCACAGCCTACAAATTCTTCGGTAACAATACCATTGTTATTGCTTGAATTGAGAATGAATCCACCTTTGGACATCAACTGCATACACCACCATTCAAAACGACCGCGAACAGCATTATATACAAAATCCTGATCTTTGAACGCAAGGTCAAGAATAGATTTCAAATCCGAATCACCTTCACAATCCCTGCTAAGTTGCTGGTATTCATTCCAATCACTTTCGTTCATACCGCGTTTTACAGCAGTCTTAGGAATATCACCTGACATCTTACCGATAACTTCACGTTTCTTTTGAGGTGCGGAAGAATCGAATGAAATAACGTCAGCGATAACCGGTGCACCTTTCTCACCTGTAAGAGTCTCCCATTTCAGAGAGTTTTTCTGCTTTACACCGAAGAAATTAGGGAAAAACACCGGCTTAACCTTACGCGAGTTAAGGCGGGCACCCATATTCTTACGGTTCACTTGTTTAATTAAACTTCTTTCCATATATAGTTATGAATTAATGGATTACACAAAACGGATAAAATGAAGCAACGCTTTAATAGCATCATCAACAGGGTAGGGCATTACTGCTTCATTAACAGTACCACGCACCAAGAGACCTGACTGCTGGTTAGCTACGGTCACATCAACCTTGTTCATGGTGATAACCTCCGGGGTGTACTTGAACTTTGCAGCTTTGGCAGCAGCTTTAGCAGTTACAAGTACTAACACATCATCTACTTTCACAGCCCCAATCGGACCGGCAAGAGTTATTGTGTCATAGGCCGGGGCGGTCTTGTCGATTGCGGAGATTACATCGGAAGCTCCAGTTAAAGCACCGCCGATTGTAACCGCTTCCCCAACTTTAAACACATGATTCTTTGCTACCTGAATAGCCACCGCATCGGCAGCAGCTACAGCCGTAACTCTTCCAGTCTTAACAATATGATAAAGACCGTTAGCGTCCTTACCCACCATAACAAGCGGAGGAAGTTCATCAATGATTCCCTTCAGCTCCGCACGGGCAATAGTTCCACCGCCCTGAATGTCCTCGATAATCTTTTCGATTCCGGGGGCATACTGAAATTCACTTTGCTTTTTTCTGAACATAGCTTTTAATTATTAATTATTATTCTTCAAGTCCAAGGCTGGCAGTCCCGTTATTAACACCTTCCTCGTCCTCCATTAGTTCCAGCCATTCTTTCTCTGAACGTTCTTTGGGCTTGTAGGAATTAGGCTTGTAATCACCACCGGCAACCTCATCATCTATTACCGACTGTCTGATTTCAGCGTATTCTTCTTGCAACTCTTTAATCTGATCTTCAACAGAAGTTTCAGAATTGACATCAATACGGTTAAACCACTTTTCAGGCAGTTTTGCATCTGCAAATAGTGTTCTGGCTGATGCCTGTTTCGTGGAAGTTGTGACTGTTGATACGACAGAAGATACCGATGCGGTCAACTCGGAGATTTGCTTCTGTTGGGCTTTCAATAGCTTAACTACAGATGCGGGCAAATCTTCGAAGTCTTCATCATCGTCTTCTTCATCATCGTCATCGGATTTTACTGTTTTCTTAGTCTTTTTAGCCGATTTGATAGGTTTACCATCCTTTAAACCATTGTTCTTTTCATACTCGGCAATAGCATCCTTTTTTGCTTTTTCTATTGCGGATGTGCTTTCAAGATCAGGAAGAATATTGTCTTTGAACAAGGCAATATAAGTATCAATATCCTCCTCCTTTTCGATTTTGAAGAGTTTCTGAACCTTTACAGCGTACTTTTCGTTTACACCTGCGGCTTTCAAGCCCTTTTTAATAGCATCAATGATTGTCATAACGATTTTCTATTAAAATATAAGGGGAGTAAATTTTTCCTGCTTATATATTTTATTTCAGAATCAAATGCATATATTTGTAATTATGTCAAAGTATAAAATGGATTATATAGAAGATAGACACGAATATTACAATGTGTATATATCTAAGTGTACACAATGCAAGCATTTTAATTTTGATAAATTAAAATGCCCGGCATACCCTAATGGCATTCCTGTTAAGTACCTTGATGGTTCACAGGTACATGACAAAAGAGAAAGCGACCAAAAAGGGGAGTTCGTCTTCCTAAAAGAATCCAATTAACGAGTTTTCGCTTTTGTATAATTCCATCCCATTTTTTCAGATATCCGTTTCCATAATATATGATAATGGACCACTGAAGCCATTGTTGGGGATAGTGTATTATTATTGATTCTAGCAGTAAACTCTACTCTTAGTTTGTTATTCTCCCGATTCACTAGCTTTTCGAATTTACTAATTGTAATTCCCCATCCTTCTTCGGGACGTTTCATAGCGAATGTATAATTAGGTGTTACAGCTCTCATTTCTGATACATTATGAGCTATTGCAAGATACATATCAGCCGGACTGAATGAGTTACCTATTCGTCCCAAACTCTTTTCTGGTTCTTGCCAGCCTCTTGGGTGATTATGTGTGAAAACGCAATCTTTCATCTTTGCACATTCTTCATCCGTAAACGCAACACTATATTTGGCTCCGCGCTTATCGATTACAACATTACCATTCCTGTCAAATAGGACTCCTGTCTCAAAGCTTTTATTCAGGCGTATTTCATTCTCTGTGTTGGTTATTTTGTTATAGAGTTTTCGCTCATTCCATTTTTGTTTAATATTTGCAATTTCAGAATCAGTCTTGATACGTTTAGGTTTAGAAACCTTTATAACTTCATTCGTAATAGGTTGGGAAACTATTTTTCTTTGTAGTCCTCCATCATTGGTAAAGTTATCCTTGTACCAGAAAGCCGATTGCAATCCATCTTTATTCTCGATGACGAAATCCTTTGCTCCCTGGGGAATGTCTGTAATAACCTGCTCTTTCGGAACTGTGTCATTCAGCAGGAAATCAGCAAAATTTTCCGGCTCCATGGTGATAGGAGTGGCAAAGCAGATACAAAAAGGATGAAAGCCTGTAAACTTGAACGTTTTCGGATATTTACCTACCATCGCATCACAGATCTTGCACGGTCCTCGATTATTGGCCGAGCGATGTATCTCAATACCTAATATGAAGTCTTGTTTGCTCCAACGTTCATAGTCTGCACTCCGGTAAGCTGTGTTCGTCGTTGTTGCAGATGTCCGGAGAGCGTTCTTATATGCAGAACGATAAACGCCTTGTCCTGGGTGGTAATCTTTCATCGGTTGAGACAAAACTAATTCGCCTTTCTCATTCCGGATCCTGCGAAAGCGTTTTTGGGGATTTTGCAAAATTTGCCGTATATCACTACTGATTCCGTTTGAATTACGTCCGGCAACTACGCCACTATCAAGATAGAATTCGAGTTGCGATTTCGTCTGCTGTGTAATATTCCAGACCCTATCAGATAACTTGAATCCGTTAGCGTCTATATCATTTTTTAGAGCTTCAAATGCAGATAGACTATGGGTAAACATTCCATCTTTCGTTGCACTGGAAATAGACATTCCCTTGATGAACTGGGAAATAAAATCATCATTCTTTCTTTCTGCTCGTTCCCAACCGTCCTTTTGAAATGCAGAGATATTAGCATATAGCATTGATTCAAGATTCAGCAGTTCCCGGTCAACTGCACTCTCTATTCCCTGATTGCTTATCCATACATTGTTTTTCCCCGCATCAGACCATTTACGGAGATACGGGGAAACAGAAAGTATAAACTGATTAAAGATATTGGCTATTACGGCCTGCTGTGCAGCAACTTTCTGTATGTGCTGTTTGTCGTAGAAAGAAAGTCCGGGCATAGCTTAGAAAGTTGCTCCTATGAGTGAATTATTCTGTGCAGTCTCTTTCTCATCATTCTTCTTACGATTCAGTTCCGCTTCCACATCATCTGTATAGGGCGAATTTTTAATAATCGTCTCTTTACTATTGAATTGAGAAGCAGTTTCAAGGTTCTTGAGTTCTTCCGCCAAATCCTGTGGGAGAATACTACCAAACTCTACCTCAATGTAGTTGTCATTTAGCTGTGATGCATATTTTGTATGTGTAATATTTGCCATTCCTGCTTGGACGATTGCTACTGTTCGTTGAACAACTGGACCAAATATTTCCATCTGTTCAGTAGCTTTTATCTCTGCATCAATCAGCATAAAACGACGTGAAGTGCCGCTAAGGTTGCCAAGTCCCATTAGTTTATTTATAGACAAGTCCGGACTGGAAGCTCCGGAATGTATTGCATCATCCAATTGGTTTAGTTCAAGTGTAACGGATTCACAAGATTGTTGCCATGCAAGATAATCTGCATCACCGTGATACGATGTACCAGTATCTGAATCAACCTCCATACTGAAGTTCAATTCCTTACCAACCGTTTCTTTGCTCGGAAGGTTAGCTAAACCATAAGTTTTCAGTATAGGTTCAGAAAAGTAATCATTAGTATCTGATAGCCGGGAAAGTCTCATTTCTTTCTTGTCAATCAAATTAGCAACATCTTCCCAATCCGGACAATCGACCTCGGCATATACTACCGGAATCTTGCCAAAACGATTCTTTATCTTTTTCACTTGCCATACACCGTCCATGATACCGGAGTAGATAACATCTTTCGTATAGATTTTCACGCATTCGCAAGTACGGCCATTGACTTCTGCATTGTATTTATAGAGAAAACCGTCCATATCGTCGTCCTCATCAAAGTGTGGATAGAATTCACATTCGACATTACTATCCTTGGGAGTAGAAAGAATCTTAACTTTCAACTGACTTTTTCCGTCGTTTTTGGTAACAGGATAGAATACAATAGCAGCCTTGGTTTCAGACAACACTTTGCGAGCAAACTCTTTCAATACAGATTGCATCTTGAGTTTTCGCTTATAGACTTTTTTGAACTCGCAGATCCCGTCGTTCGAATCTTCTGCTGTGATAGTCATTTCACCACCAAATAGAAAAGCAACAGAATTACGAACGATCTTTTTAGGTAGGTTGGTTACGACCTTAGCTACATCGACAGTCTTGTCTTCTAGTCTCTTTGGCTTTTCGACTCCTGTTTCGGGGTCAACTTCTACTTCTGTATCTGAATATACAGCAATCTTTTTAGGCTCCCGATACCCAACTGATTCTTTACGACGGGTTCTGTCACCGTTGTATTCCTCCATATACTCACGAGGATTACGATTTTCACGGGTATCAACGCATAAATCACCTACTATGCTACCGAAATCTTCATTTTTCAGAATATCCTTAATGTCTGGCATATACTTTTCTCTTAAAATATATGGCAAATAGGATTTATCCACGTCCCACTTTACGAGTAGACACTTTGAATTTCAAGCCTAATGATTCTGCAAACTCGGCAAGAATAGTACATCCATCTGGCGCATCATCGTGGGCGTTATTTCCTTCACGTTTGTAGCTAGTAAGTGACTTCATAAAACGCCAATAATCCGAGCCTTTAGGGTATTCTGATTCGTCTAAGAATACACAATGCTTCTTTATCCAGCCAGCCTTCATAATGATACGTGTTTCCTTGTGCTGGGTTGTTGGCCGGGCTTGTATAACACACGATTTCTTTTTTGATGTAACAAGCTTACGCACATTGATAGCAAAGATACGACCACCATTATTTGACTCAATGCGTAGCTGATCGCACTCGGTATCTATTACCATTTGTGCCAGGCGCGGTTCTGTAACTTCAACAGGATCCTTTGTGAAAAGAATATCAGTAATGAAATATTTCGGTCCGAACACCTTTGCGAATGGTGCGCAGAAATCATCATCTCCTTTATCGGCTGTATCACAAGCTCCGAGTGTTCCATCAGGTTTCTTTCCTGCAATATCGGCAAGTTTGAAGCGCATGAGAGACGATTTGGGGAATAGTAACCCTTTGGCCTCGAACGGTTCCTGCATATACTCGGCCATCCAAATACTTTCGTCTGTTTCAGAACGTAATTCCTTGTAATATTCTGTAGTATGTACATCAGCGCAAAAAGTTTCATCGTTTTCATCAAGAGCTGCGATCCGGATGATTTCATTATACTTGCCAGCTTCTTCCATACGTCCGAGGACATCACTAGAAGACCAGCGGGTACCGATGTCAATCATACAGCAGCTTCCCTCAATACGTGAATCGTGCGTACCTTGTTTCCAAGACCATACCTTTTCATTGTTATTGTCAGATAACGCATCTTCCAGGCTCTTGTATAAGTCGTCGGTCATGGCGAGCATAGACGCACCGAAGCCGATCACGGTACCACCAACACCGCCACCGAAATAAGATACCTGGCGAGCGCCTTCCACATTCCAACTTTTCACATTCTGTTTATCACCTTTCAAATGAATATCAGGGAATATCTCTTTATATCGTTTTGACTTAACTATATCACGGGTATCATACGAAAGTTTGTTGTATAGAGTATCAGAACAACAATTACGCATTACGGATTCTTCCGGAAAGTGACCGTACATCCAAGCAATGAATAGGGAAGATATATAAGACTTTCCGGCACGTGGCGGCATACTTACAGCAAGACGGTAGATAATATTAGCTAAATAGGAGGTATACACACGCATGAACGCTTCGGCTACTTTCTTCAAGAATAATCGTTTGGCAAAGAACTTAGGATCATAGTATAAGCAGAAAGCCCAGAAATCATTCCGGGCTTCACGCTTACGAAGTATAGTCGCTGCTTTCGCTCGCCTAAGCAATATTTCTCTCTCACTCTTTTTCGCCACGTACTATAGCTGCTAATTGTTCATCTGTCATTGATTCCAGTTCATCGCTAAGATTCACATTTGCGTCAATCTCTTTGCGATCACGCCATTTCTCCGGCTGCCGGTTCTTCAACCAAAAAATAGCAGCTGTCGTATCAGGTGGGTAATGTTCAGTATATTCCTTTGAGTCTGTTATTCTTCCTTCAGATGTTGCAAATTTTGTTGCCTTACAGGAATAACCGATAGCACGATTATATAGCCGAGATGCAACGTTAGCATCCGCAATATTCTTTCCTTTTTTTAGGGACTCAAGAAATTCGGGATAGTCCTTTTTCCATTTGTTCAATGTTTGTTCGGAAACAGAGAAGAATTCGGCTAGCTCTTTATCCGTTGCACCCAACAAACAAAGCTTTAGGGCCTGATCGGAGAACTCTATTCTGTACTCTGATTTACGCCCTCTTTTTTTCTTCTCGGTCGGATTCTTCTTCTCTGTCATAAACTAACAATAACTAACAAATTGTGATAACTCTTGCCTTAGCTTGGATAATCTTCAAATTAAAATATAAATAGGGGCTACTTTTTACAGTTCTCTGGAATTACTTTAGGAACAGCATTATTCCAATTAATACTATGGTGTAGGCGTCTATACACGCTTCCCATTGGGCGTATCTTTGTACAAGAAGGAGCATACATAATTGTGTAGAAAGACTTAACATAAGTCCCACTATCCAAATAAATATCAGTCATACCGCCATTCGATTGTTGAGTTGCTACTTGATTCAAAGATACATGTGGAATCTGAAAAAACAAATTTCCTCTACTTCCTAGTAAAGTGTAGGTGTTTACATCTTCATTAATTTTACCAAAAAACTTAAAAGGCATGTTTGTATCACAGATAAATGAGTTCATAGCTTTCCGTTTAAGTAATTCACCACGAACTATATTATTCTGCTTTCCTCCGATAAAATCTCCTCTTTGAGCTAATGCAACAGCCAAAGCACCTGTTTTATTCTTGAAATCAATTAGAGCATCAAGTACTTTATCAAGATTGAGAATGTTTTTCTGCTTCATTTCACCATATTGATTATAAGTGTATGAGAATTCCGTATAATCATCATCTAACTCAATAAAATATTGGTAGCCTTTTTCTTTTGCTATTTCAAAAGAAGCATTTCTCGCATAAATAATAGCTCGACGATCATTGAAGTTATCACCCTCATCTGTTTCTGATGCTATTTCTTTTTTGTCGAATACATATATGTTCTCGTAGTTTTTGCGATAACGATCTATCTTCGGATCTTCATTATCTAATACTATGATAATATCACCTGTATAGCCACATTTCCGTAATGTTTTTACTGTATGTACATTGTCAGGACGCCCATGTGTAAGTATCAATGCAACGAAGCTATTATTTTTCATCATTGCTATAATCCTCCAAATATGAGTCTGACAATTCTTTCTTTAAACAAACATATCCTAGTTCAATAGCTTTATTAAAATCTATAATGACAAGAGCTGAATTTTCCATTAAATTTTGAATGATGTTGTTTGAATGAGCATAAAATTCAGCAATTTTTCCATAATCGAAAACAATGTGCCTTGAAGCTGCAATCTGAAGAAAATCTTTAGTCTGCTTGTCTAAATTACACTCCTGAATTTGTTTCATCAGACAATTGTAAGTTTCAAGATTATAGAGTTCTGATATTGCAGGTTTATTGCCAGTCGGTGTGTAGATTGGAGATACTATTTTTTTTGTATAAAGATTATTATCTTTCTCATCGTCAGAATTATGGATATCAGTCGAAAGTTCGATCTCGTCTACTGAAAACTCCCAATCATTCAATACATCAGGCGAGAAGTTTTCTATCACTAACTTCCAATCGAATTCAGAAGTATCGGAAGTATGATTATCTGCTAGAGCTAGCAGTTTTCTCTTTTCATCTTCCGTAGATAGGTCTTTGCGCTTAATAACAATAAGCTCGGTACCGTCAGACTCAACAATACGCACTTTGAGTCCTAACTTTTGAGCTTCCTCATACACGCCATTTCCAGCGATTAACACATTGTCACGGTCGGCCAATACGGATCGACCGGCTCCACATTCAACCAGGCTTTTGTGGATAAGCCGCTTGTTTTCATCCCCATGGATACGATAGTTCCGGGGATCAATCTTAATTTCTACATTTTCTTCCAT